ATCTGTCTGTGCTTTCTCCACATTTCATTCTGCATGAATTTAATGTGTTTGTTCCTGGCATTTCGTTTGGCTTTTTTAATGCCTGACTTACGAGCTAATTTAATTTGAGTTTGTCTTTGTTTTGTGGTTTGTTTTTTCATAGTGTATATTTATATTGTTGAATTTTGTCAAATAACAGATTTAGAAAATGTATCTGACCGTTAAAATTTAAGTGACCACTGTCAGGCCACATCCACTTCTGAAACTGTTCTGACTGGTAGTATTGGGTATGTTCGTGTAAATAATGTATAGTGAGGGCATCATATTTATCCAGCACACTTTTATCTGCCCAATTGGTCAGTTTGAATACACCAGGAGTTGTGATAGGGTTTCTAATGTTTAATTTGTTGTGTATTTCTGTTATAATACATTCTGCACCCAGATACAGATAATTCAGTCTGGGGTCATTGGGCTCAAAAGCATTATCAAACACTTTTTGTTTCAGTGTGGTTTGTCCACCAAACAGCAGGATTTTCTGCTTATTTTCCAGTGCAAAATCACCCAGTTGTTGTAACTGCTGATACATCATTTCATTATAATGAACCTTGACCTGATGCCAGGGTTTGCTCAGAAACTCTTCTAATTCCGTATCCCTAATCACTGTGCTCACATAAACAACATGAAAATCACTGTTAGTGGGTTGATTCAAAACATCCTGCACCGTGACTTTAAAAGCATTGCCAGGAGTACAATAATTTTCCACCTGATGACCCCAGGATGTCAGTAAAGGTGTCAGTATATCATAACCATTTATAAACGTTTCTTTAAACTCTTTAGAACCCACACTGATTCCTTTCATTTTGGATAACTCACTGTTTGTTAGAGCATTCTGATTAGCAGTAAACCATACCCAATACCAACTGTCTCCGTAAAATGCTAACTTCATATCAAAAGAATTTGGTGTCTGGGTTTGTTTTTTTAATTAACAAAATTAATAATATCCCAATTAAATTGAAAATCCACAATGCTCCTAAGATTGATACATTAAAAAGATTACTTAAAAATATACAGGCTACAATTATTATAAAAAATGCAAAATATTTAAATAATATATTAAATGCGGTGTATAAGTATAATCCTGCTAAAAGTATTAGTGCTATTGCTGTTTCCATATTATTATTATAGCAAAAACTCCTGATTTGTCAAGTAAATGACTGCTATCAGTTAAAACATCTGTTAATGTATAGTGAGTATTAACAGGCTTTCTGACGCTCTGACGTGCTCTGTCTTGCGTGTTTTGTGTGTAAAAAGGTGTTATACTTGCTTTTACCTAGAATACTTTCAAATGCTTAGAATAAGCTCATACGCAATAATGCTAAATCTGTGCCATTTTCAAAGCGAAATACTAATGTGTTTGTGTAATCGTATTTTTCATACTTAAACAGGAAGTTGCCAGGCTGTATGCCTAGTTCATATAACCAGTTTCTAACGTCTTTTTTAGTGTGCAATCCAAACTCTGTCTTCTGTCTGGAATTCAACACTAATTCAAACTCTTCCCAACTATCCCAGGCCTTTTGCTCCAGTTCGTTAAAGTGTTTAAATTGTGTCATTAATCATATAATAACAAAAGATAACTTTTTGTCAAGTCATAAAAAAAGGGCCTAATAAGACCCTTTCCTTATATAGAACTTTTCTTTAGACAGAAACAGTTCCAGTAGCCATTGCTCTGTAACCAGCGGCAATAACTGCTCTTGAAGGTGTACCTAAACGGTAAACATTTCTTGATCTACCTTTTGTGTCAGTGACAGTATTTAGATAGATTGGGAACCCTTCAAATCTTAGTGATTGAATCACTGATTGTGGGTTACCTAAGCCAAATTGGCTTCTCAATTGAGCTGAACTTAGAGTTCTGCCATTTTGTAGTGCTGTTAGCACCTTCGCTTTTTTAGTAGATGTTGTCATAACGTCCTCTCTTACTATTTTATTAAAATCCATTACCAATATTGGTAACTTGTAAACTATTATACACAGGTTATACATATTGTCAAGCCTTTTTAGACAGAAAAGGCCCAAAAAATGGGCCTAGTCTAAACAAAACAGTTATTTCTGTTGTGCTTTTGCTTCTTTCTGGAATGATTTAATCATATCGTCTTTCTTAAGTCTAGCATCTAACTTGATATCAAACTCTGTTTTAGCAAAGTTATCAAGTTCTTTTTTGCTCATTTTGTTAAGAACAGTCTTTGTAGGTACTTTCTTAACTTCTGCTTCAACAACTGGTGCTGGTGCAGGAGCAGGTGCTTTTGCAGGTGTAGATACAACTTTATCTTTTTTAAAGAAACTGTTATATACAACAAATCCTACTACTACGACGATGATTCCAATTACTAGATTATCCATGGTTATCTCCTAAGTTTATCATCTAATTTACTGAGATTAGAATATCTCTTCCAATCTAATGGGTGGTCTAAATTAAAAGGATTTAGCCTTTTATATACTGTTGAGTTTATTCTGCTTTTAACATCATCAACAATGGCTTCGTCCTTTGCATCATCCAGTTCAATATCAAAGTTTTCAAATAAAGAAAACATAGCAATATCAAACTCTAGGTAACTGAACCCAAACTGGTCTTCGTCACCATTCGCTACGCCTAACCCATCAGTAGGTTTTGCAGAAATGATCGATTCTGGAACTCCCAAATGCTCTGCTAGAGCAGGAACTTCCCAACTTTTAGTGAGACTTTGTATTGGTGCTACGTCACCGACGTCACCGTGTAAAGTCCAAAACCCTGCGGCTAATTCACTAAAGTTGTCTGTACTTGCAACTATACCTTTGTGCAAACTTGCCTGGTTGTAAAGAGTAATCATTCTGAGTCTTGCTCTAATGTTTCCTCCTCTCACTCTGGCGTCTTTGCTATGGTAGAAGTCTCTGCCATGTAAATTGACATCTGCTACTTCAGTTGCGTGTTCTAAATATGATTCGAATGCTTGAGTTAAGTCTACTTGTAAATGTTCTATTCCCAAACTTTCACAAGCCTCTATTCCTCTTTCTGTTTCTGATGGTTCTTGATGGATAGGAAGTGTTAGTCCTGTAACATTCCATCCTGCGTTTTTAAATAATGCGGCAGTTAAGGCACTATCTATGCCTCCGCTCATGCCTAAAAAGACATTGTTCACATTCCATTTTGTTCTGTATTCTGATAACCCTTTAACAAGTTCTTCTCCTAACGTAGGAATATCATCATGATATACGTCAGAGTTCTTAAGGTCTTCTAATCTGTCTAAAAACCAAGAGCTTAACTCAGGGTTTCTGTTTAATTCTAGTATCTTGTTTGTGTCCATGTAGTAGTATTTATTTTTAAATAATTTTGTGTGAAAGATTTTCGAACTTAATTTTAATAAATGCCAAGTCCTCATGGCTTTTAAATCTCACCATACCTTTACGCCTTACAAATTCTGTAATGCCTAATTCTTCACAACTGTTATCAAACATCATATGATCTTCAAGTTTGTCAGATGTAAGAATAATCTGATTGTCCTTCCAATTCATCCAGTTTTTAAATTGTATTTTATGATCTGTCATAATAAACTTGCTAAATTCATTAATACAGATGTTCCTGTAATGGCACTACCTATCATAATTGCTTTGTCGTTCCATAAATGTCCAACATATACCCAAGCGATTGAACTTAATGCATAGGCTACTTTGCCTTCAGTTATAAATTCTGCACTCTGTAAAAAGACTCCTGATACTGCAAGAATAGTTGCGACCCATTTGATGTAACTGTCTATTCCACCTGTTGGTGTGCTGGGTGCAAATATATCTACTTGTTCTTGTGCTTCTGCTAGTTCTTCTTTGAGTCTCTGACGTTCAGCATTAAGTTCTCGTGCTAACTGCCCTGCTCTACTAGTGCCATCTAATTTCTTAACTTCTTCTTTAAATGATTTTTCCATTAGTTACCCATAAAATATTTCAATAAGCCTGATGCTAATACAAACATTAATACACCATTTAATAATAACAATGCTCTGTCTTTCCATAATAAGCCAACTATCATCCAGCCTGTTACTCCTATTAAACTAAAAATATTGTCAAGTAAGTTTGCCATTTCGCTATCTATATCTGGTCCGTTTATTCTAAACATAGCAGACAATAAAATAAAGAAACTTGCAGTCCACTTTATATACCAACTTGCATCATGTTTTGGGGTAGCACTTTTGTATATTCGTTTACTGTTTGCTATTTCTTCTGGATGAAAATCTTTTCCTGCCATATTATAATCCTAATCTATCGTTTGTGTTCATTGAAAATAAACTGTGTTCTTCGTGTAATATTAATTCCCATGTTAATACCTCTCTGGTAAGATCGTTGTCTGCTTCTTGTATTTTTTTCAAGATTTTTTGTCTGTGTACTATATCTACCTCATATACAAGTTCACACCATAAAAATAACAGATAAAAAATTGCTGGAGGAACAATAATAAACATTAGGACATTTGGGAATAACCAACATAATGCTACCAAGTGAGCGCCTAAGACAGCCATAGCATAGTTTCTCAAACTGTTTGTGTACTTAGTAACGTGGCTCATAATCTGCAAAAATGTAGTCTGGTTCATAATCGTTTACTAATACAAAAGGTCTGATGTGTGGATCATAACCACCAGCATCAAACAAATAGATAGGTGTATACGGCCAATCTATGCCTTCACGTTGAGCATAATTGTACACCATATAATATGCTATGAATAACCACAACGAAGGCACAACTAATAAAAATAAAACAAAAAAGTACATGGGAAATAATGCTATTAACAATAATAAATGTCCGTATGCTATTGCACCAGCATACCATTTTAAACTGCTAGTTACTTTGCTCAGCATTTTCTAGTTCTTGTTTAACAATGAATCTTATATATTCATCAGCATTAGTTAAATCATAATCAGTAACTATTGCATATAATAAAGTTAAAAATACTAACGTCATTATTACAGACAGATATATGTTTATACCGGCTGTTATCTTGAGCCATTTGATCATATGTTTCATAATGCTACTCCTAGTAATATTATTAAAACATAAGTCATAATATGTAAAAACTGGTCTGTACCATGAACTACCCAATACATTTGGTCTGCTGGTCCTAGGTTTCTGCTTTTCCAAAAATTACTTTTAACATAATCTATATGATAATGAATAATACTGTCTAATGCACCAAATAAAAATGCTGTTAGAGGATTAACATATAAAAGTAAGATAATAAAAGTAAATAAGCCATGTAATTTAGCATGAGCAACTCCACCCCAAGCACCGTAAGAGCCTTTGTCTTTGATCATCCAACTGTTTTGAGTGTAGTAATCTGCTATAAGATGTTTAAGAGCGAATAATGTAAAGAGCCCTAAGATTTCCATTTGTTAATCCCAACTCTGGGTTTGATCTATTGTGGTAATTCTGTCTGAGCCTGTGTCTGCCACAGACTGATATGTTTTTCTATCCAGCACATACATAAATGCTTTGCCTTGATTTGTAGGTACTATTGTTCTCTGATAAAAGTTTGTTGCTGGTTGGCCTGTGTAGCCTTCCATTCTATCTAAATCAGACAAAGTTTCTGAATCAACTTCCCAAACTTCGCCCTGTATGTAATGTTCGCCCTGTTCAAATACTCCAGGAAATGCTCCTAGATCTACCAATTCATAATCAGGATATGTTGTTTTTGCTTTGCCAACAATAGTGGCACCTTCAAACTGATGTAATCCTCTGATATCGCCGCCACTTTTTAGTGTGCCATAGACAAAAACTTTGTATGTTTTATCATCACTAGTAAAGTATTCTGCTTTATTATTGTCTTTATCTTCAGGCATCTAACTTTTCCTCAAGTGCTTTGATCCTGGCATTCATTGTGCTAATCAGTCTGCTTGTATCTGCATCTAACGGTTTGGCTGTACTTGCCACGGCCATTGCCTCAAGGTCGTCAATTTTAGCATTTAAGTTACCAATTACTCTGTTTTTTTCATTAATGACTTCAATTAGTTCTGCTTTTGTCATCTGTGTTGTACTTTTAACTGCCATAATTATTCCTATAATATTCTGCTATTGTAACTTAAATTTGTTTAATGTCAACCTTTTTTTCTTAAATCTGGCCTAGTTTACTGTGAGCTTGTTGTAAAATAATTTGTTTTAATGTATCTTTACAGGAGCCACATTGTGATGTTACGCCTGTTTCATTAATAAATTTTTCTAAACTTTTACTCTTTATTTCAGATCTAAATTTACTTTCAGATATGTTTTTACAAATACATAATATCATGATTTACTCCCAACATGAGCCCAAAGTCTTTCATGTCCAATATACAGTAAAAACTTAATTACCATATCAACTACTACAACACCAACCGCCGCCTTCATGGGTAATCCAAATGCCAAGGCAATAACACCTGATGTCAAAGATGCTATTATTCTCCATGTAACACTTTTGGCTACGCTTCTTGATATACTTTCTGCCATATTTTTTCTATAGTTTTAAATAATATTAGATAAAATGCTGTTGCAGTAAATGTACTAGCATCAAACTCTAATGCCGCCATAGTAAATGGATTGCCATGCGACAAGTTTGCCAATATGTGATAGCCAAACATACTCACAAAGTATGCTTTAAACATATTGAGCTTTTTACCTATAAATGTAGCAAATACTACACTAGCAAAATAACCTAATTGTGCTATATCTAGTCCTACACTAACAAGATAATACACAGTTAATGCCATTAATGGCAAACCATATTGCATTTTGCTGTTAGAACTTAATAATGGCATAAACAATGCCAATGCTAAAAAGGGTTGAAAGTTAATTATTTCTATCATTTTCTATTTCATATACTCTTTTTCTTAAACTGGTACTACTAAAACTGTGATCTCTGCCATTGTAGACCATCTTTATATTTCTGTCTTTACAAATGCTTTTACCAGTAAAAGATTTTGATTTATATTCTTCTCCAATTATTCTTATATTTATAGGAAGTGTTAATAACAAGTCCTCTAGGTCTCTTTCTGTAGCATACATCACAATTTCGTCAATATATTTTACTGCCGCAAGTTGTATTTGTCTCTCAACTACACTTTGTATTGGAGCATTTTTATCTGGTCTGTCTATTGTTGGATCTGTCTGCAGACCCACAATCAGATAATCACAATGTCGTTTTGCTTCTTCTAACATTGTAATGTGTCCTGCATGAAGCAGATCAAATGTACTACAGGTAAATCCTATAGTGCCACAATCTTTATAATCTAATCTCAATGTTTTGGCCTATTGTTTCTGTCATTCCAGATCATATAGGCCATCATTACTATTACAACAATTAAAACGTAATCAAAAACCATCTGTAAAATCCAAATACTGCTCTATTTCGCTAGTATCTGTATTTACAATTACGCCAAATAATTTACCACCTTTTCCGGCACCACAATCTAAGAATGTAGTGAGCCCTCCTAATTCACTTTCATAAGTTTCAGGATGGTCTTGGAAGTTGTCAAAATCAGGAATACCAACCATAGGTCTTGGATCATGTCCTACAAATAAATGTACATCTTTTGGGATATATTTTGTCCAGTCGTATGTTCTAATCCAATAGTCTTGTCCTTTGTGATGATATTGTGGGGCATCAAAGTCTACAGTACCCCATTTAAATACATCTCTTCTTTTTTTGTGCATGTCATCACCAAACTTCCAAAAGTCAGGATGAGCTCCAGCATGAGCAATATAAATTTTATTGTTTATATTGATATAATCTGTACAATAAGTACATATTTCCATAAAGTTTTTAGCAAACTCTGGGTTTTCTGTCATCTGATCTATTGTTGCTTGGTTAGGCGGGCCTAATTCTACATTGTTACCAAGTAGATGCCTGTATATTTTCCATTCGTGGTTGCCCCAAGTAATTCTTGCATGTCCTTTTTTAAGTAGGTATAAAAATTGAGAGCAGACTTCTGCACCATCAGGTCCATTGTCTATAAGGTCCCCAACACAAATAATAGGAATATTATTTTGTATAGAATAGTTTACAGCCTTGGTAAATGGAATACCATCTGCGTGAACATCTCCTATTATTAATTGTTTCATACCTACCTACTAATTTTAAATTATATTATAGCAAAAAATGTAAAAATGTCAACTAAGAAAGGTTGTTGACTAACACATCATAGTAATAATCTAAGTAACTTGAGGGCAGTTCTTTAAATTTAGATCTAGAAAATCTAGTATAAATGCCTTCTATTGTGGTTATCATAATTTTGCAATGGTCTTTTGTAAACCCATAACTGCCAAACTCATTTTCTATGTTCATGAACAGCAGATTAATTTTATCAGATATTTCTTTTTCGTCTATAGACAAACACTCTCTGTTTAAAAATCTTGCAAACCCTGGATTACTTTCTACAAATAATACTAAAAAATAATACAGAGTTTTTGCTTTTTCCAAATTGTTTACAGGTTTGTTACGGACTTCATATATTTTGTCTATAATAGTCTGCTCTATAAACTTAAACAATGCCTGAAATATCTCATTTTTACCTTTGTAATGTTTATAGATAGCAGGCTCTGTAATGTCGCTTTTAACTGCTAACACTTTGGTTGTAATGTTTGGTAAGTCATCTTCTTGTAATAAGTTTACAAGAGATTCTAGTATCATATGTTTTCTATTAACGGTTGCCATGATCCTTCAGATTCTGATAAATAAGTATATTGTTTAGGAGTATTTAGTGGCACAAGTCAAGAATTACGGATTAATTGGTGTAGGAAATAACCTTCAGTTAGGCAAAAACGGGCCTAAATTATTAGGTAATGCAACTACAGATACTGTTCAAGTCACTAATGAGGGTGGCATATCTTTATCTGAAATCCAAGCCGCAAATGCCACAACATCATCTGCATTAGTCACAAAGGCACAATTAGATGAAGTAAGTTCAAGTGCCGCCTCAGATGGTTTTAGTTTAACACTAGGTAACATAGATGCTAGTGGAGACGGCGATTGGCATATTACTCCAAACCAAGGAGACTACGAAGGTAATACATCAGTAACCAGACAAGGTGCTGTTACTAGTTTATCAAATACAGAAAAAGTATCAGAAGCGATTGACAAAATTAACGAAGCAGTATTAAATGTATATAATGATACTTTTGTTAGAGATGTAGACTTTACTGTTGATAATAGTACAGGTGGTAGTCCACTTGTAAGTACACTGACAATTAGTGCTACAGGTAATGCTAACAGATATACAATTGATTGGGGAGATGGCACCTCAACAACTGCAACAAGCGATAGTACTCCTACTCATACATATACTGATAATACTAACTCTCCTTTTGATGTAGTAGTTACAGCATTTAATAATTTAGGTGCAGGAGAAGGCAGTACAACAAGTTTAACAAAGAACAATTTTATTACATTATACACAGCAGACCCAGTTGCTGACTTTAAATTTTATGCGGCATCAAGTGGTGGTAGTAATGTAAGTATAGTTGATGACGGTACAGCATTGTACTTTGACAATGACACTACAAATATTGGTAGTGCAGACGCCACATACAGAATTGAGTGGGGCGATGGAAGTGCTAATGCTAATATATCAGCAGATACAGATGCTGGTGGTACACAAGGAACCAGATTAGCTCATACATTTACAACATCAACGGAAACAGATCAATTAAGAACAGTAAAATTAACACTTTTAACTCATACTACAGCAGATCCTAGCACAGTTCCTAACAATACATCTGCAATAGTTAAAGTTTACGATACTCATACACCAGATATATCAGCAAACACCACTAACGTAATTAATGAACAAGGAACAAGTGGTGGCGTTGTTCAGTTTACTAATAATACTGAAGCAACAATAGGAAGTTATGCTGATTTTGGAATAATTTACAGATATAATTGGGGAGACGGCACAAGTTCAGATGTAAACGTAGGTGCTGGAGGCTCAGGTGATACAGGCGGAACAATTAATCACACTTATGAATTAAGTGGAGCAGAGCAAAGCAGTGGTGCTAATGCAGACTATACTGGTAACTTACAGGTTATCTCAAGTCATACAGGCTCACCATTTACAAGTACAGACTTTACAATTCATGTTGAACCAGACGTTAGAGCAAGTATCACAGGCTCAACAACTACTCCTGGATTAACATCATCAAACGATAACAATTTAACACTTTATAATGGCACAGACCTTAGTGGTACTGACAGAGCAGAAGTTACAATAGATAACAACTCTGTAAATGGAACGGTTTACTCTTATGATTGGGGAGATAGTACTAGTAATGCTAACATAACATCAGGTGCTGGTGATTTATCATCAAACATTACCCATTCATATAATGGACAAAGTGCTGGAAACTATACAACAACTATAACAGTTACAGGTACTCCAGATATCACAGCACAAAGTGATACAGATACTGTAGTATTTTCATTAGAAAATGTACCAGCCGCACCTGCTAGTGTGTCTAGCAAAAGTTTAACACTTAGTACAAGTGCTCAAGACACTAGTAAATTGGCTAGTGGTGCCGAAGATGCCACAGGTGGTTCACTTGCGGCAGGTAGCAGTTTAAATAGTACAACTGCTAGAAGATATGATACAACAACAAGTGTTAATACAAATACAATAAGTGATGCTTATAGAAGTGATAGTGGAACAGCAAGTGCTCTTATAGATGGCGTTGCAGATGGTACCAAAGCATTTACTACTTCAACTGGAGAGACAGGAACATTTACTTCTTTAGTTATTACCAATGAGGGTGATGCTTACAATGAGATTAGTTCAACAACATATCCTCAAAACTTCTATCAGGTATTCACAGGAAGAATTACAAAAGATATTAGTAGTATAAACTCAGGTGTTCACAGTATGGCTATTAGTCATGACAGCACAGGTACTACTAATAATGTTTATATAGTCAAAGACAATGTTACAGGTGTTCCAACAGTTAATATTGGTAGTGCTACACTAGAAGAAGAAACACAAGGAACATATAGATATGTTTCTGGTGTACCATATTATAACAGTGGCTCACCACAAGTTAAACTAGTAAGTGCCACAGTTGATAACCTAACAGGACAAGCATACTTAGATAGTAGCAGTATATTTGATATTGCTAGTGGTATTAATGCTGAAGGTACAAGTAGTTCAGCAGTACAACAAGAAAGCAGAACTTATGCTCAAATAGATGGAGCAAGTAGTTTATTATCAAGTGGTACACCTATTGCTAATGTTGGTGTAGCAAGTAGTTATGCTTTAGGCAATGTTATATGTGACATTACAAGCAGTTCAGTAGCAACTGTAGAAGGTATTAAGTTTAGAGCTCAAAATGTAAACGGTTACAGTAGTTATACAGCAGATCATGGCACTAAATTACAAGTTTGGTCAGCAACACCAAGTTTTGATGAGACAAGCATAAGTGTTAGTGCTAGTTTAGGTGCTGGTTTTGATGACGGTGGAGTTAGAATTACAGGACATGGTAGTAGTTCAGATACTCCTGCTTTTGATAATGCCGTTAATAACTATACAGCAAATGCTTGGAGTGGTGCTGAAACAGTAGCAAGTACCTCAGAAGCAATAAACAGATTCAATACTGTACAACATTTTGATACAGATTTAAGTTCAGGTTATTTACCCGCAGGTCCAGACTTGAACACAGGCAGAAGTGGAGCTCAATACTTCACTTTTGCTTTCCGTAGAACCACAATGAGTAACTTTACTGTAACACTTACAGGTACAGTTAGTGGGTTCTTTATAGCCGCACCAGGCACAGATATAGATAATGCTTCAGGCTTAAATGGCTGGTTAGATGCTGGTACTACATACGCAGGTAGTGGTACTCCAGGATCTGATACAGGCAATGGTGGTAATGGCTCAAATGGTTGTGCTTTTACATCTGGTGACAGAATACTAGATGGTACAGCATACTCAGGAGATACATTTACACTAACATTAGGTGATCAAAATGCCACAGATGCTACAGGCAACAACATATTGGTTAGAATTAAACTAGAAGACGGAGACTCTTTTACTGGATTGAGTATAAGTTAATGGCAATATCAGATAGTCAAAAGGTAGATTTACTTTGGAAAAAGGTCGGCTTCGGCAAAATGAAGACTGACACCAATGCCAATAAGAAAGCACCTAACGAAGCCACAGTCTCAGATCCTATCATTAAAACTTCTAGTATTTGGTCACAATCAGGTAGTATTCCAGGCACAATACCTTCAGCAAATAGCAGTATAGTAAATGTATATTCAGATGCTATAAGTGGTAGTTTAGAAACTACAGAAGATGGTACATCATCAGATAACAGAACATGGAAAACAGGTTCCACAAACTGGGTGCCGCCTAGTTTTGGTTCCACATATCAGTTAAAAGTTTATGCTGGTGCTACAGGTTTAAGTAATGTACAATCAAGTGGTACACAATTATTTGAAACAGGCTCCGGTAATGACGACCAATGGTACTTTGACTATCAATCTGGTGTGCTACATTTTATTGGTACAAACTTACCTACAGATATTGGTACAGGAACCAGTAATGTAATTTATGTAAGTGGTGCTAGATATGTAGGCAGTACAGGTATTAGTGCGGCGGCAAGTGGTGCTAGTGCTACAGTATTTAAAGCAGATTTAAGTGCTCTTTATTCTGACAGTACAATTAATGCTGGTGATATTATTGTTGTAACAGACAATGGTGATGGTGAATATGCTGTTTATGTTTCTAATCAAGATGCTCCTACACAGGCAAGTCATTTAACAACACTCACAACTAGAGATAGTGCCACAGTAGATGCTGGTACACTAAAAACAGATGTTATACACACTAGTGGTAATGTAACATTAGGTAACGTAAGTAATGGTAGTAAAGTTGTTGAAGTTACAATTACTGTTAATACAGTATTTGATAGTGCTAGTGCTGGAATAACTGTAGGTGACGATACTGACACTGACAGACTGTTTAGTAATGATTATGTTGACTTAACATCATTAGGCTCTTATGTTGTAAACCCAAATTACATTTACACAGGTACATTAGATAGTGCTAACACTATTAAGACTTATGTAACTCAGGGTACTGCTACGCAAGGTAATGCAACTGTTACTGTTGTTTATCAGTAAACTTCTTTAATATAATTTCGCTTATTTGACCTATATCCTCTCGTTCTAAATCATATAGATCGCTCATATTATCCACAGCACTCTTTATGCTTACCAAAGAGTCTGACTTTGCTTCTTTAATATGTTTATACACAAAGCCTCCTGGTCTAAACTCAGGTTCAGTCATTATTACTTCTGCTAATGCTTGATAGTCTTTCATGTTTCGTATTTGTCAAACACATGATTAATTACATTGTTTACTCTAACAAAGTGAGCACACTTGGGCATATCTTTGATGCGTGTAGCACCAATATAAGTACATGTACTTCTTACTCCACCTAATATTTGCTCTACAGTATCTTTTACAGGTCCTTTGTCATAAAGTATTACTGTTTTACCTTCTGTTCCTCTGTATCCATCCTTTCTGGCACCATGTGTATCTAGTGCTGTTTGTGAGCTCATACCGTAAAATGTTCTTCTACCCATGTCATCTAACTCTGCTTCGCTTTCCTGATGTCCTGCTAACATGCCTCCTAGCATAACAAAATGAGCGCCACCACCTAATGCTTTGGCTACATCGCCTGGTTGGGTACAACCACCATCAGCAATTATATGTCCGCCTACACCATTGGCCGCATCTGCACATTCCACAATGGCACTAAACTGAGGAACTCCAACACCTGTCTGTGTTCTAGTAGTACATACACTACCTGGACCTATGCCAACTTTTACAATGTCTGCTCCACTAAGTATTAGTTCTTCAGTCATATTAGGTGTAACAACATTACCTGCTATAATTATTTTGTCTGGATATTCTGATCTTATTTTTTCTACAAAGTCTAAAAACGATTGATGATACCCATTTGCTACATCGATTGTTATTGCTGGAATGTCTGGATATGCTGTCATTACTTGTTTAAGTGTAACATAATCCAAACTGTTTTCGTCCCACAAGGCTCCTGTGCCTACACATGCTGAAATATATTTTAATTGTAGTCCATTACCTACAGCAGATTTCCATTCGTCAATACTGTAATGTTTTCTGATCACAGTCATCATTTTAAATTCCTGTAATGCTTTTGCCATACTAAATGTACCTACACCGTCCATGTTACTAGCCATTATAGGAACATAACTCAATGTTTTACCACAGTTTTTAAAATGAAATTCTCTCAATATTTGTACTTCCTTTCTAGAACTTAAAGTAGATCTTTTGGGTTGAAGTAGTACATCAGAATAATCTAAATGAATATTATAATCAATTCTCATAATAGTTTCCTATTGTATGTGTGTAAATCCGTGTTCTTCTTTGAGTATATTATAAAACAAGGGCTCACCCTTTGCTACGTTCTCATGCCAATCACTTGATGCATTTTCGTCTGCCTTATCTGATACAAATTTATAACAAATAAAGTCTTTACCCATCATAGCACAAACTTTTGCTAAAGCATAAGCCTCCATGTCTACAATGTTAAAAAGGTTATCGATTACTAGATGTTGAAATATTTCCAATGCTTCAAAATTTTCTACAAACTGGTCTTGTGTTCTACAAATTACTCCATCTGTTCCAAAGTTTAATACACTTCCTATGGCTTCATCATCACCAAATGTAATACCAGGGCCTTTTGCTAATTTGTTACCACAGTTCATATCTCCTTGTATAAACGTGGTTGCTTTAACTAGGGTGCCAGGCTCAACATTGTATGCTCCACCACATGTTCCATAATTTATAACTCTTTTAATTTCAGGATGTGCTGATAGATATCTGGTTAAAACATGGGTAGCATTTATTTTACCTACTCCTGTAAACAATATTTTTTCTGGTAATGCTTCTGGTAACTCACCTGCTAATGCTGTAACAACTAATGTGTCTTCTGTGGGTGCTCTTAAATGAGTAAAAAGAGGTGGTTGTATCATATACTATTATACCTTTCTATATTTGTGTTCATGTCTTCTCTAAGTTTTTGCCAAAGTTTACTTGACCTATTATTTAACAAATATTGATTTGATCTAGTCTTTTGTCTGGTGACAGAATTAAACGGATTTATTTTCTTATTTAAGTCTAAATCAAAATGTGTAAGTTGTTCTGTAATTTGCAGAGCTCTGTCTACAGGACTATCCAAATCATCAAAACTATAATCAAATAATTCGTCATGTATTTCAAATCCATACTCTGTCAGATATTTGTAGTAATCTTTCTCTCCAAAAACAATTAGTGGATGTCCATTAAGTAATGGATACAGACTCTTTTCAGTTACATAAGGACCTGCTTGTATTTCTGTACCTGAAAAACTTTCACATACCAAACTTAAAACTGATTGATCAAATATAATTTTAGGCCATACTCTGAAAGTCTGATCAAACCTTCTGTTGCCAGGCTGTAAAAATACTTCTTCATAAGGTAGTTCATTATTATCGAACCATGTCAAAGCATGTTGTTTAAATTTTTCATTGTTTGAATGATCTATTAATTTTTGTATTTGTTCAATTTTATCTTCAGGGTTTTCATGTCTAAATGTAATTAAATTATCTTCTAAATTGTAATACTTTAATGCCGTTCTTAATATATGCTTGTCTGGTCTCCAGTTAAACATTAAACAATTAAACAAATATACATGCTCTTTATAATCTATGTCAGGATATTTTATTACTATATTTTGTTCTGTATTAGATATAGATGTAAAGTAATACTGAAATGGAATATATCTGTCGTGATAAATGTTTGCATTTGTTAAAGGATAGTGACAATCAGATAACATTATGTTAGGATACAAACCTAAAAATTTGTCTATTGTATCCTTTTGCCAAGGCTCTTGTGTGCTTAAAATAATTGCCTTTTTGTAAGTGTTGGCAACTTTGTCTATCACTTGCTCAAACTCTGGAGTTCTGTGATGTAAACTTCCAACGTCTGCTATAACAATACTGTCATCTGGATTATCTGACCACTCATACTCTATACCCAAACTGTTTAACACTTTATAAAAACTACTGTCCTGTGGATTATTTGGTAAGTCATTCCAGACGTCAACACTATCTTGTTCTCTACTTACTATATTTTTGTAAGGTTCAGTGTTATAATAAAGTTTTATCATTGTCGTCTGTGAGTATTGTACCTAATATTTTAGGTGTACTGTTTATAACTTGTTCTATAAAATCGTTAGGTGTATCTATGTTATGACTTATACACTCTCCTAATATGTGTCTGCCTGGAGTGTATTGTGGGTCATCTAAATCTATATAATTACCCACGTTGTTGTCCTCAATCCATTTGTTGTATTTGTCTGTTAAATTGTTTTGATGATGTATGTCGCCTATATGGTGTAACCAACCAAATGCTACCCAAGGATGCCTGTATGTTTGTTGAGATAATTTACCTTTTTGTACTAACTCTATATCATCTGTCCAGGCACAACTCCATAAGTCTTTACCCACAGTACCAAAGTCTAATTCTAACCATCCCTTTGGTTTTATATATGTAAAGTCAGCATAGTCTTCTGGCTCCATTTTTATATCATATATTGTATCGTTATCTAAGCCTGGTTGGTAATTTACTTTTAGTGATGTAAAGTATTTAGGAAATGCCTCTGCTAAAAGTTGTCTGCAATGGTCATTATCAACTCCAACATATTGTGTTAATACTTCATTGTAATGAACCATCATGTTTATTGTTTGGAAGTTATTGTACCAAGTATCAAAATCTACATCACCTGGCAACTCTTGTGTTTTATTCTTTTCTATTAATATAGGTAAGTTATCCTCAAATAAATCGTGCAATGTATTTAAGGCTTTTATTTTTGCATTATTAATATTGATAGGGTCTAGTCTTAAATCATCTGATATGTTAAACCAACCCCATTCAACATTATTAAATTCGTCTATAATATCGTTCATTACTTGTCTTGATTTTAATATGGGTTCCTCTAAAGGATTGCTATAAACATCATACGCATAATTGAATGAATTATTTTGGTTATCTATAAAATGATTTAGTGTGTTTATATGACTTGTAGTAAACTTTTTTGTTAATGGTAAATCGTTTAGTTGCCAAGTCACAACCTGAGTGCCAGGTTGGTTAAGCATAAACTCACTGTCTAATAAATGTATGGGTGTAGGTACTTCTGTAAAATTTGTAGTGTAGTAAGTTACATCACCAGGTTGATAAATTACATGATACTTCATACATATCCTAAAGTCTCATTAGGTGGTGTATTTTCATTTACAAATTTAAATATATGTTGAATGTGTTCTATGTCTTTTTCTTCTCTTACACTACATAACTCATTTGCAAAATGTATCTCAACATTATTTTCAACTGCAAGTTTTAAAAGGTAATGCCTTCTGAAAGGATCGTCTGGTAGTCCGTATATGCTACACATTACAATTCCATCTACATTATAGCCTGTAATAAATTTCTCTAAACCAGGAAGCCAATCAACATATTCATTTTCAAATTGATAATCATTTATCACTATGCCATGCTTTTTACAATACTGGTTAATTATAGAACGTTGCATAGGTAAAGGTATAGGACTACTGAATTTTGTATTCCAGCCACCATAACTAACCCATTTTTTATCAGGGTCTATAGCTCTTACATCATCTTTCTCGCCTAAGAATCTAAAATATCCTCCAGGAAGTTTTCTATGATAATGTCCACCTTTAGGTAATATCCTGCCGTCCATACTCCAACGTGTTATGTCAGTATCGTTGTTAAAATTACCGTGTATATGATGCTGTTGGAACAAGTGAGCCTGACCTGGTTTTAATGTTACAGGCCAACAATGTTTACTACATTCTTCTTGAAGTTTATCATAACTCCATTTTTCTTCATAACATTTTTTTGTAATCTCATCTGATATATCCCAACCCATTATTTGCATACTGTTATTGCCATAACATTCTGTAAAAGGTGTCCAAATAGTTCTTAATCCTAATCCATTACCAACCCAAATGCCTTGATGATATTGTAATAGCCTGCCAACTTTTGCTTGGTTAGGAATAACCATTCTGATTGTAAAGAATCTCTGTAACATCCACTCATCATCATATAATAATTGTGGTGCTATATCTTGATAATATGCATCTACTCTTTCTATAAAATCTGCATCTCCTGTTCTTTGTTGTAAATAGGCACCTAATTGGCTAACTTCTTTTACATCTAAAGTTTTGTGAACTGTTTCTAAAGTTTCAACTTGGGGGAATTTTTCTTTTGCTACTGCTAACCAATACTCTGGCCAATTGTGTTTTTCTAGGTTATATTCTAAAGTTTGATTATCCCATCTAGGGTCCAGATCTTGTAGGCTCATATTCTATATTTCCAAAATAAGTATTTATAGTCTATAAATATCAGTATGAAAATAATTCGGCTATCATTTGAACAAATATCTGACGTCTGGAAAGAACATTTATGGCCTAACAGAGTAAGTCCTATTGAAACTCATAGTGCTATGACATGGCCTTACCAAGGTAATCCAGAAGAATATGATATGAATATTTTTAATTATCCTGCATTATTTTTTGGTGTGATAAGTGATTATAAAATAATAGGAGTCAATTCAGGACATCGTACTACAGATCAGCAATACAGAAGTAGAGGTATATGGGTGAACCCAGACCACAGACGCAAAGGTATTAGTCAAATGTTATTTGAAGCAACAAAAGATCAGGCTATTAGTGAAGGATGTAAAATGATTTGGAGTATTCCAAGAAAAACCGCCCTGCCAGCCTATACCAAATTTGGTTTTGAGACTGTGGGCGATTATATTAAAACTGAAACTTCAGACGCAAATATTTATGTTAAATTAACTTTTTAAATAGTTAAGAATAGTATCAGCATCACTTACTTCAAATGGATCTCCATCAGCATTATCACTTAATCCAGGTTCCACCCAAAGATTTTCTACTTTGTAATCGTCGACAATCATACTATATCTCCAACTACGCATACCAAAACCAATGTTAGTTTTGTCCACTAAAAATCCTAATGTTCTAGTAAATTGGCCTGAACCATCTGGAATTGGTTTAACTTTTTGTATATCTAAATTTTTAAACCATGCATTCATTACAAAAGTATCATTAACACTCATGCAATAAATATCATCTACTCCATGTTTACAGATCTCATCGTAATAAGCATCATAAGTTGGTAAATGAGTACTTGAACATGTTGGTGTAAATGCTCCAGGTAATCCAAATAACACTACACGTCTGTTAGCAAATATTTCTTCAGAGGTTAAATCATGCCATTTAAAGCCTGGTGCCTCGTCAGTTTCAACTCTAGTTTTAAATGTAACATTTGGTACATATAAATCTATTGCCATTTTTCTCTCCTATTATATTACGTTATTTATTTTAACTTATAACAAACCCATTTGATATTTGGCTTCATCAGATACATGTATATCTGGATTCCATGGTGGGTCAAATGTTAAATTTATTTTTACTAAATTAGTGTCTTTTACACTACGCACAGCAAACTCTGTTTCCATCATTATCATCTCACCAAAAGGACAATTAGGTGCTGTGAGTGTCATCAAAACTTGTACATCATTTTCTTCATTTACATCTATATTGTATATAAGACCCAAGTCAACTATATTGATACCTATTTCAGGATCAACTACTCGTTTAAGATTACTTCTAACCTTATCCTCTATACTAATTTCTGAATTGCTTTGCATAATGAATCTGATAATTTAAATATATCTTCTTTACTTGTATAGATACCAGGACTTATTCTTAAAACTCCTTTGCCACCACTTACTTTATTTACAATAGGATGAGCACAAAGTTTCCCCACTCTTACAGCAATGTTGTCTAATCCCAAAAAGGCACTAACATCACTTGGGTGATATCCAGTACAGGTAAATGTATAAACATATCTGCCATTTTGTCTGTAATCTTTGTATATTAAATCCAGTCCTTTAATGTTAAAAATATCTGAATCACTCATAGCAAAATCTAAACCAGTAAAGTGTTCTTTAAAGTTTTCATATTTTAAATAATTCATCCATTCGGCCGCTCTGCCTAATCCTAATATACCTGCTAAGTTAGGTGTGCCAACTTCGTGTTTTGTAGGACCATCGTAAAACTCTACATTCCCTTTTAAATCATAATGTACTACGGAGCCTCCTCCTAATCTTACAGAACGATGTCTTTCAAAAGGCAGTCTACTATATAAAACTCCTACACCTGTTGGACCATACATTTTATGACCACTAAAAACAGCATAGTCATATGTATAACTATCGAACTCATGTGTACCTATTGTTTGACAAGCATCTATAACTACCTTTATTCCTTGGTTGTGTGCCATTTTACATAACTTTTTGCAACTTGATGGTATGCCAGTTACATTACTATGACTGTGAATACTTAATAGAGCATAAGGATATTTTTCAAACACTTTATTTGCTTCATCTAAATTTATTTTACCTGAGTCTGTAATAGGAAGTACAACCAATCTACCGTTTTCTGTTGTTCTATTTTGTGCTATCCAAGGCAATATATTTGCTGTATGTTCTGCTTCGGTAATTATTACTACAGGCATGTCTTTATACCAGTCTGCTACTATGTTAAGACCTTCTGTTGCACCTGATGTAAACATAATTTGATCAGGCTTTGCTTTAATTAGTTTGGCAAATTCTTCTCTAGCAGTTTCTATATCAGCACTTACCTTTTGGCTAATAGGAAAATCTCCTCTGTTTGCATTACATCTTTCTTCTTCATAATACTGGTTCATACGATCTAAAACACTTTGATGCGTTTGCGTACTGGCGGCACTATCCAAATAAACTAATTCTGGATTGTTTACTAGTGTTGGAAACTCTTCTTTTATGTTGTTATAAAGCATCTTTTTAATAATTCCTCAGACTCAAAGTCGTTTATGCCTCTACTCTCCAAGTAGTATAGCATGTCTTTATCCAAATTACTTATAGTACATCCATGAGTACATATAACTTCTTTGGTGTTAATGTCTAGTTGAGGCTCAGTAATCATTGTATTCTTATTGCTTAACATTAAATTTTTATTCTCTAAATGTGCCTCTGTGTTTTCTGCTTCTTTGTTTATGTTAATTTTACCAATAAAACTTGAATGTGAATTATCATCTCCTATAGTTCTTACGTCAACAATACTGCTACTGTTAGGACTCAAATGATTTACATTAACAGTCATATTATTAGTATAATTTTCAAATAAATTAAAATTTCCTATTACATTTGTATCACAATCGTTATAAATGTCAAACTCCATATTATCCTGATTATGTTTACTGCCTTCTCCAAATACTTCCACTGTGACTTTACTGCCAGGAAACTGTATAAATTTACTATCTATAACATTACATGCTCTGTCTTTATTGTTGTAATCATGTTTTCTGTTAAGGTTCAACTTAACATTGTCTCTTACAATATATGTTATGTTATATAATTTTACACCATCTTTATTTTCAAAAAATTCATCTAATGTCAATTTTGTATTTTTACCTATATCTATTATAGCAAACACACAATTAACATCTTTGTCTTTATAACTATCAGCATAACAAATACTTTGAGCAAAATTTTTATTGGCATAATATTTTATGCCTACTGGGCCTGTACTATTAATTACAGCATAATCTGACAGTCTGTTATTTGGTTTAAAATATGGCTCATATAATTTTATTTTGCTGTACTTGGAATACAAATCAAATATTTTAAAATAATCATATTGATAAGGCCTATACATACTGGTACCATTGTGTACATCAGATATAAATCCATCATCTATGACTACATCAAATTGTTCTGTATAATTAGATAACCAGTCTTCCTTTTTATTTGAGCTAGAGTTAGCAATTAAATCAACATCTCTAAGAGTTTTTAGATTCATGTTTTTATAAAAATTATTTTTTAAAGGAGATCCTTTTTGTACTAAACTGTTAAAAAATCCGTCTACTAAGTTAGGTAACACATTATTTGCTACAGTATTAGATACCATATTATTTCGTAAACCAAAGTTCACTAGGTTATGCAACTCATCTATATTGTATGTAACTTTAGACATATTCTTCAAAGCCATTAACCAACACATCATTTGCTAGTGTAATGTCACCTCTAACAACTTTATCCTTACCTAAAATTGTTACTGTATCTACATTAAGGGAATTTATTAATTGTGAATAGTGACTTATAATTAAAACTATTTTGTCTGGTTTTTGTGAGAATACATTTAAAAACTTTATTAAATGTTTTATAGCATCTACATCTAATCCACTGTCTGGCTCATCTAATATTACACATTTAGGATCTAACAATTCCATTTGTATTAACTCATTCTTTTTCTTCTCGCCGCCACTTGCTTCTACATTCAATTGCTTTTTATCCCAATTATCAGGCAGTTTAAATGTTTCTGCTAATTGTTTAAACTCATTTAAATTTTCTGTTAGCCTCTTTGCATCATCTCTTCTAGATAGTACCTGATGTAATAATTGAAAGTTACTTAAACCTTCAATGGGTGTAGGTTGCTGAAAGCCCAAAAACAATCCTGCCTGAGCTCTTTCAAATGTAGGCATAGCCAACAAGTCTTTACCATAAAACTCTACAGCACCTTCAGTAATGTAATTGGGATTTCCCATAAGAGCATGAGCAAATGTACTTTTGCCTACTCCATTAGGACCCATTATGATATGAACACCAGGACCAAACTCCAGATGTAAATCATTTAAAACTATTTGATCTTCAACTTTTACTGAAAACTCTTGTGTAACTATCATTATCCTACTGCTCCTTCTAGTGTAACACTCAGCAATTTATTTGCCTCTGCGGCAAATTCCAAAGGAAGTTTTTGAAAAACATCCTTACAAAATCCATTTACAACACAATTAACTGCGTTCTCTTCGTCTAAACCTCTGCTTTGTAAATAATACAAAGCCTCTTCTGACAGTTTACCTGTACTGGCTTCATGCTCTACTATACTGCTGTTATTATACTGCATAACCACAGGTAATGTCAATGCCTTACTGTTATCTAACATTAAACTATCACATTGTGTATAGTTTCTACTGTTATGAGCATTTTTATTGACCCTTACCATTCCTCTGTATGTGTTACTACTGTCTCCAAAACTTATGCCTTTGGATATAATGGTGCTCTTGGTATTTTTACCAACATGCAACATCTTTGTTCCTGTGTCTGCCATTTGTTTGCCTTTGGTTACAGCAACACTATAAAACTCACCAACACTATTATCGCCTCGTAATATACAACTTGGATATTTCCAAGTAACGGCACTACCTGTTTCAACCTGTGTCCAACTAATCTTACTGCTTTCACCTTTACATAATCCTCTCTTAGTTACAAAATTTAATACGCCACCAACACCATTTTCATCTCCTGGGTACCAGTTTTGTACTGTACTATATTTAATCTCTGCCCTGTCATGTGCTACCAGCTCTACTACAGCCGCGTGTAGTGTGTTCTCATCATATGCTGGAGCAGTACAACCTTCTAAGTAACTGACATAACTGTCCGCATCTGCTATAATCAGTGTTCTTTCAAACTGTCCTGTATTACGAGCATTGATGCGGAAGTATGTGTTTAATTCCATTGGGCATTTAACTCCCTTAGGAATATAACAAAAGGTGCCGTCCGTAAAGACGGCACTATTTAGGCAAGCGAAGTAATTATCCTTGGCTGGGATAATACTACCTAAATACTCTTTTACGAGTTCGGAATGTTCTTGTATGGCTTCACTTATACTGCAAAATATAATGCCATGTTTCTTTAATTCTTCTTGGAATGTTGTGGCAATACTAACACTATCAAATACTGCGTCAATGGCCACTGTGGGTATTTTGTTTTCTGCTTCTATACCAAGTAGAGAATCTCTTTCGTGTAGAGGGACACCTAACTTTTCAAATGTATCTAAGATCTCTTGTGGAATGTCTTCTTTGTTTCTAAACTTGGGTGCTGAATAATAACTTAATGCTTGGTAATCTATAGGTGCATAGTTTACATGAGCCCATGTAGGTTCTTTTATTTTTTGTAGATGTTCAAATGCTTTTAGTCTAAACTCAGTTACCCATTCAGGTTCGTTTTTTATTGCACTAAGTTTTCTTACTACCTCTTCTGTAAGTCCAGGTTCAAAGTCCTCAGAGTCTACGACTGTTTCGAATCCAGCAGTATATTGATTGGATGTTATTTTACTATAGTCAGTCAATTTTCTCTACCATAATAGTTAATGGGTGTCCATTGTTCCTACTTATAGCAACGGCTTCTGCTTTCTTTTGCTCAGCAAGTTCAAAGTTATATGTACCTGCTATGCCTTTTCCTTTTTCATGGATTAACATTGTAATATCCTTTGCTTGTTCTAAGTTTCTATTAAAAACTTCTATCAGCAACTGAATTACAAAATCCATAGGAGTAAAGTCGTCGTTAAGTAGCACCACATTATATCTATTAGGATAGGTGACGTCAGTCTGTGTAATTGTATCAGATTGTGTTTGTGCCATTATTTTTGATGTTTAGGTAGTTTAGCCTCCACAAACATTTCATGTTTGCGTTTAACAGGATTATATTTTTTCATTTTAAGTTTTCTATTTTCCTGTATAAGAGTCTTAGTCTTAACAGCAGTATAATGATAGGTATGACTGTCTCTGGTCTCACCTTCTGGTATCATGTATACTATTGTTTTCTTTTTATTACTTTTGCTTGCCATTTTATAAGTGGAGAGGACTTATTTGTCCTCTCCCACATATTTATAAACCAGATTAGCCAATTTTAATCTTTTGTGGTTTAAGTGCGTCAGGAACATTTCTGAACAGTTCTACTTTTAGTAAACCGTCCTCTAGTTTTGCACTTTTAACCTCCACATACTCAGCAAGTTTAAAACTTCTTACAAAGTCTCTTTCTGCAATACCTTTATGTAAAAACTCAACGTCGTCCATTGCTCCGGACTCGTCTGCTTTAATGGTACCAGTAATAAGTAAGTTACCGTCTTCTAACTCAATATCTATTTCGGACTTTTTAAATCCTGCAATAGCCAATGTAATTGAATACAGATCATCACCGTCTTTACTGATGTTGTATGGTGGATAGCCTTGTGAATTTGTTGCAGAATTCATCTGAGTTTCGAACTCATTAAAAAGTCTGTCAAATCCGACTGTGGCTCTATATAGTGGGTTTAGTGTATCAGAAGTGATACGAAATTGTTTGCTTACCATGATATTATCTCCTTTAAAAAGCAAGTTAATTTATTTTTACTAGTTCTTTTTAAACCCTATTGGCGAATAAAAAGATCGCATTGTGAGGTCGTTTCCGTTTGTATGTGTCTGTATCTCCTCACGACACTTGGCAAACTTCTTGGTTTCCTTTGATGTTGCCATCTTAGGTCCTTTGTTGGTTGCCCCAAATAAAAAACATGTCAACTGTTAAACCCGTGCTCTTTTGAAGACTATTTCCATATAGCAATAGTCCGAGCACTTTTGAAGATTTAACCTTCTATGCCTTTCTAATCTTGGAACTAATGTTCCTAATATTACCTTTCGTTTGGCTATTGTCCCTAGTAGGTCACCTTCACTTACGATCTGGTTTCCCTTAGTTCTTTTTACCTGTCCAGGTAATAATGCATATCTAACTTTGCAGTAGACTCCATTCTCTTACGATCCTTTTGCCCTTGCATTATTTTTTATGCAATTTTATTTATCTTTTCACTATACTTATATAGTGTTTTTTGGATAAATTTCAAGTATTTTTTGCAAAAAAGTGCTATTTTCCTCTAAAATCCTCATTCAAAGTAGTTTTTATAGCATGACAAACTTTACATAGTGTTTTATGATTACTTGGATCATTATTATAATGATTACCATCTATGTGATCTACATCTAATAATGTTCTAACAAGTCTGTTTACTACAATAGGATCTTTTACACTTTTAACTGTAGGGTGCTCTAGTGGATCAAACCCACATTCCTCACAACAATCACCTCTGCTAAAACTATGCTCTTTAGTTCCTTTTGCAAGTCCACCATATTCAACTAGATCCTTTTGATGCTGTCTGCAATACTTGTCATGTCCAGGACCTTCAAATAGTGTTAGTATTTTATCACAACCTTCAACACTACATCTGCTTTTCCTAGCCTTAAGTAATAGTTTGCCTGTTTTAGGCTTATCTATATTTGCATCTCTGAAGCTCATGATAATTCCTCTTCAGTAAATCTGTAGTTCATATTGCCACCAAATTTTGGCACAGCATAACTAAATCCTGCTAGAGTAACTGCTTGGCATAACCAGGTAGGTGCTACAAGTGTTTGGTTACATCTTTGGGATATTGCATCTGAATTTCCTTGTCTGTTCCTCCAAGATGTATAAGCATCACTAACCTTTTTGTGCTTACTGTTTTTACTTTGCTGTCTGTGTTTCCAAGTATTACCAGTAACTTTATCTAAAACATCAACAAACTGTTGTATATAATCTTCGTTGACATCTATACCTTGCTCTTCACATGCTCTAAATATATGAGACATATTGTCTATTTCCAAAGGTTCTACAGGTAAGTCTGGATTGGACAAACTGTGATACTTAAACACTTTTGCTAAAGTTTCAACACTAAATTTATCTAACCTTTTAGGAAATATTTCTGAAGGACGTGATATAGCACCTGCCATATTCTCATCACCAAACTTTGAATGTGTAAAGAACATATCATTTTCTTCTAAAGCAGTCTGTATAGCCTCCATTCTTTGGTGCCAAGGATTTTCACTACCATTATGCCTTACAGCATATACATATTGATCATAGTGATCAATCTTATCTAGTTCTTTACTCATGCTACCGTCATTAAATCCTATAAATCTGTCTCTAATTTTAGCAACATCTTTACCTGGATAGATTGCAGTAGGCATCTTAAATTTTTGTGCGTCTTTCATTGAGAGACCAAATCCATATATAGCAACTATAAGTAATAGTAATGCTGTATGCTGACCGTCCCATACAATTAATTGCTCTTCGCCCTCAACATTATCTTTATATGTTCTAATAGGGTTTACAAAGAAAGGATCAAATTTACCAAATAGTTCACACAACCATTGTGCATCTGGTTCTCTTTGTATAATTGCATTAATAACCAAAGTATCAGGAGCAACTGTTCTGCCTTCGTCTCCCAATCCTACCATGTCTTTCATCATGGCTTTAAATGTTTTATATTGAGGATACCTGATTTTAAACTCTTCACCATATGCCTCAAATACTTCTGCAATATCAGGATCTTCATCTATAATTGCTTGGTACCTTTCCCATAAGGTTAAGTAGGTATCTTTATCTGATTGGAACCTGGAGTTCCTTTTGGTGGCGTGACTTACGCCTATTGTGCCTATTGGCATTGTAGTTTTCATACTCATGTTTTTCTCCTATAATGTATATGAGTTCCTATTCCTTTCTGTGTTAGTACTTTGATCCTGGCCTTCTGGTCCTTTGATCTTTTTCCTATTTAAAATTTATAGGTTGTTATATTAATAGTATATACAAAAATTACTTTTTGTCAATACCATTTTTCATTCTTGCTTTTTGCTCAAAATATAATCTTGTGTATGTTTTTCTTATGATGGCAACTGAAGTAAATACAGCAGTTAAAAATACTGATGTTGCTACTATTCCTAATTCTAGTCTAAATGCAGTCCAAACTAGTAAAATGTTTAGTGGAAAATTAATACTTAGAGCCAGCATTGTGTCTAAAAATGCTTCTTTAAATGCCTTTTTTTTATCTGCTTCTGTTATCGTATTCAAAATGTCCTTCCAATTTATTATCTACTACTAACTTATTAAGTGGACTACCACCATGTAAAAGTTTAAACAAGGCATAGTCTTCTGGTTCGTCAAATTTAGCATCAACACACAAAGTTAAACTATATCCAATGTCCTCATAATTCTTTTCAAAACAGACTGTCCCTTTAGAAGTTTCAGCCCAAGTCCAATAATCTTTTAAAGTGTTTTGAACTGCGTTATCATAAATGAAATCGTAGTCACTATCGTCTTTGACAGTTGCTTCTATTACTCTAACTTTCAAAAGACTTCCTTTTATAATACATTACAATACCATACACACTAATAATAAACCAAAAGAATTCTATTACCATACTAGGTTTGTTTAGTGTATATAATAAACTGACTGTGACTAGGATTGCTACTAATAAATTATTAAATGAATACCAAAAACCTTTGGGATCTATTTGTTGTGTTTGCAATAGTCCATAAGTTACAATTAATAATGCTACACCTGTGTAACCTATTATTTCATAAAGGGGAACAGTAAATAGTGTCAGTTCTCCAAATTGTGTATATAATTCTATCATTATGTCGTCTCCTTTATGACTGGTCTAGTGCAGGGTTTTAGCTCTCCAGCCTGTGTTTCGTGTGGTAGGTAATCAGTATCAGCAATTACCTGCTTTAACTTTTTATTAAGTTTACCGCCATCATTTAAAAGTTCGTTACTGTAAGGAACTTCTACTGTGATTGTTGCTCTAATTGTTTTCATCGATGTCCTTCTTTTTTTTCTTTCCAAAAATCTTTTCCCAATTTTCTGCATACTTGTCTTGATCAGTAGGCTTTTGTACTGAACCTTTTCCGCCATGCCATTGGCCTTTACTCTTTTCTGTTTTGTTTTCTTCGCTCATCTGCTTTTACCAAAATCTTATTACAATGTGGGCACTCAAGATCTAAATCTAACAGCCTGGTTATTGCCTCATGTTTTAAAAAATCTACTTCTTCTTTTTCCATACTGTTCCACATCTCTGTCGGCACAGGGTAACCAACATGTTTACTAGACACTTTCACTTTTGTTTCTAATAAACAATAATTCTTTCTGCCAATTTTCCTTATTTGTTTGTTCTTGTCCACTTCCAGTTTGTGCTAATATAACACGTCCGCCATCCATGTCAATACGAATGCTATCTGTGTTTATTACTTCACCATGTCTTCCAATAAAAACACCTGTCATTTTTCCTTTTGTGTCTTCAGGATGTAGTCCTTTTATTAGCTCTATTAGTTCTTCTTTATTCATCTAAATAATATATTTGAGTATACTTTCTTGTATGCGGTATTTTCTCATAAGTTTCACAATCGTAGTCGCAATTACTACACCATTTTTCTATTGGATGATCACAAGTAGGGAATTCAAAGGATGCAGGAATTAAAAGATTTTGATTTAAATAAAAGTTTCTTAATTCTTGTTGATCTTTTTCTGTCATGCCAATCGTTCTGTGTTTATTGTATCTAATGTATCAAAATAGTCTTTATGTTCAGGTTTTTTAATCTCTAATATAGATAACCAAATTAAACATATAATAATAATTAATGCAAATATATTTTCTTTTAAAAAGTTTATCATAGATCAACTTTGCTCCATGGATTGTTCTCTCTATGCTCTAATAAATCTTGTATACTGTATATACCCATTTCTTTGTATACATGTGGTGCAACCTTGTAAGGACTTTTACCCATTGCTTTGTAATAATCTTGCATGTCAGTAATATACTTTTTAAGATTTGTATACTCTGATGCCATAGGTTTCATAACTTTGGTCATCATCCTCTTCTCATTCTTGCAATGTCTTTTGCTTGATCCGTACCTTTCATTACAGGTACAGCATTACTTTTATGCATAGTAGCAATACCCTGTATAAGATCGCCTGTGTACTTCATAGGTTCCTTTTTACCCATACCTGAACCACTTGGCTTATATGTACCTGATTTCATTTGTTGTTCCATTAAACTAGGATACTTTTCCCTATGCTCTTTATCTGCTTCTGCTCGCCAGTTAGTTTGTTTCTGCATAGGTTTGAATGTTCTGTAGTCTCTAGGATCAGGCATACTGACTTTGCCATAACAATAATCCATATACTCTTGCAATGTATCATATCTCATATGATGCATATGATTTTGCTTACAACGTCTATTATGCTCTCGCCATCTAAGTTCTAGTTCTTTAAGTTTACCTTTAGTGATCTTTGCTTTATACTTTTTGGTATTGATCATAGAAAACCTGTTATCTAAATGCATAGTCATACATCTATTATAACAGGTTGTATTAGTTTGTCAACTATTTTTTTATATTAAGTCTTAGTAAACCACCAAAAGTGTAAACTAAGAAAAGCATACACATTCCTAAAATTACATTTGAACCTTGCTCTTTTGTTTTAACAAATTCTAGAAACTCTAGTAAGTATACCATACCTAGCATGATTGCTACGATTCCTGCGGTTACTATCAGACCGTAACCAAAGTCTTTTGTTATTTCTTTAAATTTATCTAACATAAAATTTCCTATATTACTGTAAGGTTAATTCCTTACTGTTATATAATAGCATATCTTGTGGTATTGTCAAGCAAAAAATACAAGATATAGTGTTTTAACTGTAATCTTGTAGCATTTTTCTTATTTCTAATGCGTGTTGTTCTTCCATGCCAATCTGTCCTCTGGCATATTCTTCCAACATTATACTTGCATCAGCAACTTCCATTAGTAATTCTTTGTATGTCTCTACTGCTTTCATTTCATGTTCTAAACTCTCTGTGAGAATTTGTTCAACACTATGATTGTGATTTTCTTCTATATGAGAAATGTTTTGACTCGGGTGTCCACCAAAGCCTGTGATATATTCACCTGCTTGTAAGGCGTGTGCTAAACTTTCATTTGCTTGTTCTTGTAGGAATGCTACAATAGGAATCCTATTAGGTCCTGTTACCATTAGTGAACTGTGAGCATATCGTACAACTCCAGCCATTTCTAATTCCACAATTTTATTAAGTATATCACATACTTTAGACGTGTTTAATTCTTTCAATTCCATTATTCTCCGTCGTAGTATTCTAAACGTTCTATGTCTTCTTCGTTTGTTTCTTCACCATATTGTATCTCTACAATGTGACATGGTTCTTCACTACTGTTTACAATTTGATGCCAATCACCTACTCTTATATGTATAACTTCATCTGTTTTTAAATTGATTACATCATGTTCATCTGGTTTGTCTGTATCTCTGCCATGTTTTACAACACATTCACCTTTACTTACAAACCAAATTTCACTACGTTTAAAGTGTCTCTGATAACTAATGCCTTTGCCTGGCTCTATTACAAGCTCTTTGACTTTAACAACACCATCTTCAAACAAGTTACTGAACTCTCCCCATACTCTGCGTTCAGTTGGATACTTCCATTCTTTTAGTATCCAACTACTGCTATTGGCTTTATTTTCTCCACCAACACCAAATTGAAATGTATATCCATCTACTTCCATTTCCGGTATGTTGTCTTTTCCTCTATCACCTCCGTTACAAAAGACATACTCTATCCCTTCACTGGATTTGTCAAACATTTCTTTTATTTGTCTTAATCCTTGATTTACACTATTGTCACTATCGTCTACACCATAAACATAATCCACCATGCTCATGCGTTCTAATATAGTTGCTCTTTCCTCAAAAGGCATAAATGGTCTGCCTTTCTTTCTGGTAAGCCATTCATCACTATTAAGTAGTACCACAAGTTTGTCGCCATATGCGGCGGCTGATTCTAATAAGTTGATGTGACCAGAATGTAGAGGATCGAAACCCCCACTGACAACAGAAATTTTCATTATCTATTTCCTCTGAGTTTTTGAATTTTTTCTCTGCCCATGTATTCTTTTCTTCTCTGACGTTTGCCCTTAAGATGTTTTTGGCCAGTAACAGGAGTTGGCATCCATTCGCCTCGCATAATCATAATGTCTAATTCTTTATTACGACGTTTGATTGCTTGATCTTTTTTGCGTTTTCTTTTAGCAGATGGTTTTTCATAATACTCTCTTTTAGAAAGTTCTTTCTGGAAGTCCATCTTCTCTAATACTTTTTTAAGTTTTCTTATTGCAAGATTTACGTTGCCGTTAACGACTGTAATTGAACGACCTTTATCTACTATTTTAGTATTTTCGGGTCGTTTAACCTTCCAGTTTTTATTAAAATTTTGTTTGTGTTTATTCATCTATTTGTCTGTATACCTTATAATTAGCATCTAATTCCTCTCTGCCATCCAAAACCAGGACAGGATACTTATCTTTACTAGATGGATAATGATTAAATTTTACTGTTTTTACGCCCATTTCTTTTAAATCTTTTATTCTAAACATAATATTTACAATACTATTCTCAACAATACTCTTTAATGACCTTGCTCCTGTTGATGTTTTAACAGCCATATCAGCAACATTGTTGTAATATTCATCAGCAAATTCTAATGCTATATCATCCACCTCCATTAATGAGGATACCTGAAGTATAACACTATTCTTGACGTTTGTCAAGATATTTTTATATTGATCTTTATTAAGATTTTCCATTATACCAATTACAGGAAGTCTACCTATTAACTCTGGTATAAGACCATAATCTACTATATCTTGTTCAGTAATTTTTCCTAAAAGTGCTCTTCTATCATCAGTACCAACAATTTTACTTCCAAATCCTATTGTGCTGGCCTTTTTTAAACGTTTTTCTATAATTTTTTCTATGCCTACAAAAGCACCACCCACAATAAATAATACATTGGATGTATCAAAATCCACGAAATCGTCTGATATTTTTTTACCTGAATTTACTCTTACTTTTGCTGATGTACCTTCTATAAGTCTTAACAATGCCTGTTGTACACCTTCGCCTGAAACATCTCTGGTGCCTGTATTTGATTCACTACGCCTAGCCTTTTTGTCTATCTCATCTATAAACACTATACCTCTTTGTGCTAATTCTACATCAAAGTTTGCCAGATTAACTAGACGTCCCAGAACACTCTCTACATCTTCTCCCACATAACCTGCTTCAGTGAGTGTGGTGGCGTCAGCAATAGCAAATGGTACACCTAATTTTTCTGCAAGTGTTTTTACTAATAATGTTTTACCTGTTCCTGTAGAACCTAATAATAATATATTAGATTTTTCTATTTTAATCTCTTTAATTTTATTACTAATTCTTTTATAATGATTATAAGAACTAACACTCAATACCTCTTTGACAGAGTCTTGCCCAATTACATATTCATCCAGGTAATCTTTTATTTCTTGAGGTTTAGGAATATCTTCAAATTCAAAGTCTAATAAATCTAATTGAGTTTCATCTTTTACAATGTCATAGCTCAGTGTTATACATTCATTACAAATGTAAGCATCAGGTCCTGCTATAAGTTTTTCAACTTCTTCTCTTTTCTTCCCACAAAAATTACAATTTAGGTGTTTGTTATCATCCTTCATTTTTTACCAATGTATCTTTTATTTGTACTTGACTTATCTATGTCTGTTTTTGGTAAAGGCATAGCCCAGAACCCTATTTTCTTTTTGACATCTTCTTCTGAGCTTTTAACTAACATATCATATATTGCTTCTTCTGATAAATCTTCTTTATTAAGTTCACTATTAGCCATTAATCTTGCCGCCTCTTTTAAATCTCCTGATGCGACCTTCTCAACTTCAACAGGTACTTCTTTTTCTACCTCAACAATCTTTTCTACTTCAACAATCTTTTCTACTTCTGTTGGTTTAGTATTTAATTGTTCTTGAGTACTACTGAGGGCATTTCTTAGCCTATTATTATCTTTTGTAAGTTCCTCTATTTTTGAGTTGTCTGTTCTGATGACGACTCTTTCTGGACCTGGGACTTCCTTTTCGACAATTCGTTCAACCTCCTTGATGACCTCAACCTCCTTTTCAACTTCGACTTCAACGATCTTTTCAACTGGCACCTTCCTTTCAACTACCACTTCTTTAATTACTTCAACCGGAACTTCTACTATCTTTTCAACTTCTTTTTCTACTATAACTTCTTTAGGCTTGTCGTCAAGAGCCTTTAATGTTTTTGCGTATTTTGTCTCCAATGACGATAAGGCCTTTTTTAATTCGTTTACTCTTTTTTTTTCGGCGGCACTTTCAGCCATTGCTTTGGCGGCATCTTCTGCCGCACTTGCCTGTTCTTTTTGTAATTGTTTAAATGCTTTTAGGTCTTCTACATCAGGCAGTTTGTCAGGATTTAATATGTCTAGTATTTCTTGTCTGTCATCTGGATCATTAGGATCAGGATCTGGATTTTTAGGTCCTGTGCTTTCTAAGTTTACACCATATCGTAATAATGTCTGGTTTGCCGCAATTAACATCATAACTGCTAATGGATCAAACACAAATACAAAAAGTAATATGAATATTCTAATTGCTTTGTCCATAACATCTTGATCTGATGCACCATAAAGTAATTCAGCCACATATTTAATTGGGCCTACTTCTCGCTCTAAGTCTCTTACTTTACTTTCTGCTTCAAACTTCTCGTCTTTTAATACTGCAATGACATCATATATACCATCTATCTGATTATTAAATCCATCTATCTTAATTAGGTTATCGTCTTGTGCTGATTGACTATTGTTCCTTAATCTGTTTATTTCTGTATTAGCATCGTCTATGGTCTTTTGTGCCTGTAGTCTATAGGCATCTATATTTGCTTGTTGCTTGTCTATGTCTGCTTTGATGTCTGCACGTTGTTGTTCCTGTTGAGCATACAGCTCATTAGCCTGTGCAACATAGTCTATCTTTTCTGTCTCGCCTTGCTGAAATAGTCCGCCTTCATCTAATACAACTACTTCAACACCTTTGTTTCTTAAATCGTTTACTGCTTTATCTAGTACTGCTAGTTGGTCTCTGAGTCTGTCTATTTGTCCTTGTGCATAATCTATATCGCCTTGTACTCTTGCCCATGCACCATCTCTGATTGTTTCCTGTTGCGTTATGCTTTCACTTACATCAACAGTTCCACCTATACTAAGTATCCTGTCTTCCAGTATATCTATTTTGTTTTCTTCTCTGGCAATTTGGCCGTCTAGTCTATCTACTTCTGCAAATGCCACAGCACCATCACTAGACACATCACTAGCGGCTTTGGAAAGATAGCCGTAGATACCAGCAGATGTAATTAACATCAATACAATTACGGCAGTGGTAAGATATGATTTGAGTGCGAGGGAAGTTTCGTTCCAATAACGATATAACCAACTGGCTGTTAGTAGTTTACCTACTTCTAATGTTCCAGCCATAATGGCGATACTCAATGGCATACCACCAAAGAATATCATAAGTCCTGCTATACTAAACCAGGCGGCTACGCCGGCTATAGCGATAGAGGTTATTAAAGTTAATAGACCAAACCACATAGTCTAGTATTTATCTATATTTTAGGTGGGATTTCTTAAAAGTGAAGGGCAGTAGGATATCTATACTGCCCTCATTCTAAACTTCTTGTTCATCATTTATCGTTCTTCGTTATTTCTCAGAATCTACGAATCGAATCTTCTGAGTGTCTGCAAGTTCGCATGTTGCACTATTGGCTTCATGTTCTCTTACAGTGACCTTTTGTACCCAGCATCTGCCATTGCTGATATCCTTAACAATTTCATCTGCTTTGTCAAAGGCCATTTCGGCAAACCGTTCACACCCTGTTGCTTTTACAACTCTCATGTCAATAAGACCTTTGTCTTGTAACAATTGAACTGTATCCATCTCAGGATCGTCCTCGGCTACCAAATAAGTATGGTCAAACATTTCTTTTAACCATTGTTTTAGTTCTTTTAAACCACCAAAGTCCACAGCCCAGTTGCGATCATCTAATTCATCACAACCAAATGTAAACTCAAACTGTAGTGCATAGCCATGAATTAAATTACAGTGACTATCTGCTCTCCATTGTCTAAATGCACAACTATGACCTGTTGCGTGGGTATATGTTTTACCTGAATAAAAACGTTTCATTACAATACCTCGATGTATAAAGTTATATTATATACTCTATTTAGGTATTGTCAAGTAGAATTATTGGTTTTTTAGACAAGTCCTGCTTCTGCTTCAGTCATTTTAACTAATCCTTCACGAATTAATTTACTTCTGTTTGCCATATGTTTTGCTTGAACTTCATCTTTGCTACCACCAAAGTATGCCACAGCATGACCTTCCTCAACCATAATCTCGGTTACCATTCTCCAAGAATCAGTTGGTGCATGATAAACAGTAAAGTCGCCTAATATACGGCCAAACTTACCTTTCATGTCCTCGCCTTTCTTATTGATCTGTGTCTTTAGGATTGGACCTGATTTGTTATCAAGCATTTCTTTTAGCCTTTTCTTTGCGGCTAAGCCAAATTGTTTTTCTACTTTGTCCCTAGTTCTTGACTCAGGTGTATCTATGCCCATGACTCTGACACGTTCGCTTTTTAACACTATACCAAATCCCAAATCGATATCAACATCTACTGTGTCACCATCAACTATTTTCAAGACTTTACATCTATATTCATACATACTGTTACTCCTAATGTGTGTATTATAACAGTATATATTTATCTGATATCTTTATAAAAAACGTGGTTATCTATTTGGGCTGTGAGCAACATACTATTATTCCATTTTGGATTAATATAATCTGCATGATAATGGTCAGCACCATCTGTGATACCTATACCTCTGTCAAACTTTAACATAAGTGTGGCAAGTTCTAATGCTCTGTACCAACTAAAAAGTTCTGTAGGCATATCACTTATTCCATCACAATACCAACTGAATTGACATTGCCTTTTGATAGGATAAAAAATTCTTTCTGAGTCTGGTAAATCTGGGAATCTAGAAGTCTTCCAACTCTCTCTTGTAGGTCCTTGTTTTATAACTTCGCAGATAGTATTTGGAAATGATGAGCTTTTTACTCTGTTAATTACGACGTCACTAACTGCCCACATACCTGCTGTGCTTTCACTTCTGGCTTCATGGTACATGTTAAGAGCTAAACACATAGTATCATCTGTCATAGATAAATCTACTGTTTGGATATTAGCATCAACATCTTCTGATAGTAAACTAACAGAAAATAAGGTTAGAAATATTCCACGTTTTAACATCATAATCTCTAAATGTCCATATATTATAACAAAATACTATATTTTGTCAAGTAAAGAAATGTGTGTTATTTTGCCAGTGTAATGTTTGTAGTCGCTTCTATGAATTTGTCTGCGATGGCTTCTGCTGTTTGACCAAATGTAACTACTGTATCTTTATTTATGCTGATTTTATCTGGCATAGAGCTCATCATCCAGGGTACTAATCCTAGTCCACCTTGAGGGTTTGCCGCCACAATACTTGCTTTGGATACAATAAGATTATTATCTTTTTCTTCCTGAAATTGTGCTATGACTTCTTCGCCAGTCAGCAATTTTAGTGAAATTATATCGTTTTTCTTTATAGGTTTATCTAATAACATGTGTTTTATCTCTAGTTTTTCTATATTAATAACTGTATTTAACATTAAGTGAGTTGTTAAGTAAGTGATTACTGGCACTTAAATATTATCTGAATTTGCTAATTTTGGTAAATTCAAAGGAGGTTGATATGGAAATTCTTAAAAGTGTTGGCGGATGGGCCAAACAACTAACAGAAGTTGGTATCAGTGTTATTGCTCTTGGAGTAGTACTTGAAGTATTATTTGGTGGAGCAGTACCATTCCTCGGAGATTTCCAAGTTGTTGATAACATCATGGCTATCTTAGGAGGATTAAGTAACGAAGGCTTATTAGGATTAATAGGTGTTTGGATACTATACCACATCTTCAATAAGAAGTAACATACATTTACAATAGATTAGGGCGGTTATCCGCCCTTTTCTTTGAAAAACAACCTATATAACTATAATTTTTATATTATTTGTTAAATAAAAGTGTTGGGCAGAATAGATTTCAGTCTAACAGTAATAAAATATCGGCTCCCTCGTAGTAAAGCCTAGAATAGCAGGAGAAACTGCAAATGACTGTTCCAACATATTTGCAAGGTGGCCACCAAGCATTATTAGGGAATGTAGTATGACTGATTCCTTATGTGTTCTATAAGTTTATAGTCATCAATTCTGAGCTCTTGTTCAAACCACTCTTTATTCTCTTTTGAAATACTATAACTTTGATTTATTTCTGGAAATTGCTTTCTGCTTCTTTTTAAAAAAGGATCTTGAGGTAAATTAATACCCTGCTCATGAATTATCCTTGACAGTGAATTTAATTCATAAACATTTTTTACTTTTACTTCATGTTTTTTGTATGTTGGTAATTTTCCTACCCAATATGTTAATGGTGATAATAAAAGATTAAGAGGTGTTTTTCCAAACTCATGTTCATCTCTATCTGCTGTACCTTGCCTAAGAGCTGTTAAGAAATGATTGGGCGTTGGAAAGTCCCTGAATATGTTTTGTTCTCCTTTGGCTAAATCCTGATAGCCTCCTCCCTGAAATAAAATGTTTACACCTTTATTGATCTGTTTGCGTTTGTGATTTGTTGCTCTTTCCCAAAACCCACTACAAAATCTATCCAAAGGGTCGCGAATACTGAATATACAAAATGTTTCTATATTAAGTAAAGTGATTGCGTGACTGGGTGCTACTACAAATGGCACAGGTGTTTGTGCCAACATAAAGGCATTTCTAAGTGACGTTCCACCTGTTTTTGGTATGTGTAGATATATCATTATTCATTTTCTACCGGAACCTCTAACCATTCACATATATGTTTGAATAGTTCTACTCTATTAGCAATACCTCTACTGCTATGCCAATGTACAATGTGAGCATCATTGATATCTATACCGTTCCAGTGATTACCTCTGTCTATATTTGTTTCCAAATTGGGTATCATATGTCCTTGATATGCCATTTTTGGATCTATTACATCTGTATATTTAACCTCTTGCCCCCATAACATATCATTGTAGATATCCTGCTCATCTGACCATACTTTAAGGCTATCTATTTTTTCCATAGTATAGTCCATCCATTTCTTATCCATTGTGGCTGGGTAGTATCTTACGTCACAGTTAAAATTATTTTCAAATTTAGGAGTATTTTTTGGATCACTATGATTAAACATAGTAAATTTGTCATATTTTCCAAAAACTTCTGTAGGTTGAATCATTGTTGTATCTAAACCTGTAAACAAAATATTACAAGGTTCCTTGTTCCATAAATCATATATCTTTCTGAAGTTTTGTTGGAATACTTCAAACACATGAGTTACTTCTTCCTCTAACAAGACATATTCCCAATCTCCTTCCATAAAATGATTGAAAGTTGAATAGGATAAATTTTGTAATTCCTGATACATTGGGTAAGTATCAGGTTCATTAATAGGTACTTGTTGGTTGGGATCGTAGTCTTCTTTTTTTACTTTACATAAAGTTTGGATAAAATAGTTCTTCATACAATTCTGTTTTCATATTGTGATAAAAAATCATCGGCAACCTTTTTAATCCATGCTATTTGCTCTGGTGTTATAACAGCACTTGCTCCATGGAAGAAAGTATTTGTTAGTGTAAAGGTAGCATTAGGGAAATTATCTTTTGCTTGTTGTGGATCCATTAAATGACTATATGCTGGTTGTAACATAATATTACCAGCAAAATAAGGTCTTGTTTGTATTTTATTATCTTCTAAAAAGTCTACATATTGTGTTCTAGTAAAAGGCGCATCTTTTCTAATAGTAAGTGGGAAAGCAAACCAACTTGGGTCTGAATGTTCTCTGGGTCTAGGCAGTATAAAATATTTCTCATACTTCTCATAAATTTCAAAAAGTAATTTATAGTTTCTTCTTCTCAGAGCATGTATCTCATCTAGTTTCTTAAGTTGCTCAAGGCCCATAGCACTCTGGATATCTATTGGTTTTAAATTGTAACCAATTTCGTCATAAACAAATTTATGATCAAATGTTTGGTCAGGCATTGTGGGTATCCAGCAACTAAAACGTTTTTTACAAGTACCGTTTTTAAGTTTATTTGCTTCTGGGCCTACGCAATAACAACCTCTCCCCCATTCTCTAAAACTTCTAGTAATTACTTCTTGCTCATATGTATTACAAGCAACAAAACCACCCTCTCCCATTGTCATATGATGTGCTGGATAAAAACTACAACTAGCCATTTCTCCAAAACTACCTAATGGTTTGTCTTTGTATGTACTACCCAAAGCATCACAACAATCTTCCAGTAATACTAAATTGTATTTGTCTACTAATTCCATTAGTTGGTCCATGTTTGGTGGATTACCTAATACATGAGCAAATGTAATTACTTTTATGTCAGGATTGTTTTTTAATATCTCTTCGCATTGATCTAAATCTAAATTTAGTGTGTCTAATTCTATGTCTACAAATACAGGTTCAAATCCTACCTGTAATGTTGGATTTAGTGTTGTAGGGAAACCTGCTATAGGCATTAAAACTTTTGTGCCTTTACCAAAGTTATGTCCTCTTTTGCTGGTTAAAGATGCCATCATCAATAAGTTAGCACTACTACCAGAATTTGTAAGTACTCCGTGTTTTTTACCGTAATACTTTGGAAACTTTCTTTCAAACTTAATACTCTTATCTCCCATCACTAACCAACCGTCCAGTAATGTTTCTGCGGCACTGACATATTCATCACTGCTAAACAAAGGACCAGCATAGTTTACAAAGTCCTTGCCAGGCTCCCAGGTTTTATTTGCTTGTTTTTCGTCTATGTATTCTTTTATAGACTCGAGAATATTATTGAGTTTGTCGTCCATGTTGATATTTATATGCCTTTTTATTCGTACTCTATAGGTTCTGATCTGTTAGTTTTTAATTCACAACCGTCAAATTTACCTACAGTTTCGTGTACTAAGGACTCTAGTGTGTCTTTAAATTCAAAATTAAATGTTTTTTCAAATTTTGTTGTAGTTACACCAAAGTTATAATTCTTTTTCTCTAATTTTTCGTTTGTGATAACTTCTGGTGTATCTTTATTAATAACTTTAACTTTGGTTACTCTGCCTACTACTTCAGCAATCTCTCCTGATGTACTTGTAAAACTTGCCAAGTTGAAAATTCCTTTGTTGTTCTGTTCTGATTCTATTATTGCTTTAAAGGCTCTCATAAGATCATTGATGCCTAAAATACTTCTTTTAGTGTCAGCATTAAACAAATGTATCTCGCCTTTTGTTTTTGCTGTATTAGTCATCGCATTAATCATTACATCAGTTCTTATGTGTGGAGCAGGACCATTTACTGTACCAAATCTTAATCCATAATATTCTGTGTCACTTAATTTTGCTAATTGGTCTATATGAAGTTTTGCCATATCATAAAAATTTATAGGAGAGAAGTCCAAATACTCTTCGTCTATTTCATCTTCAGTAGTATTTCCATATACACTACTGCTACTGGCATATATAAATTTTGTACCATTTAATTTTGAAAGCAGGTTAGCAAAGTTTCTAACATTGTTATTCCAACTGCCAAATTTATCGTCACACATCTTGACACTACTATGACCTGCTAACAATATTACTACATCAAATGTTTTGATATATCTGTCTGTGACATCATTGTAATCAAAAAATTCATACTCTACATCAATAGGATTTCCAAACCAATTTATGTCTACATTAGTTATATTGTATTTGTCTTTAAAGACTTTGTTGAATTTAGAACCGACATAACCTATGCCGCCTAGTAGCAATATGTTTTTCATGCAACTATTTACCAGTTGCTATTGCTTGTTTGTATAATTGTTGGCTTGCCAAGTTTTTAGCCTTGGCTTCACATTGTATGTCAAAGTCATTCCAAAAGCTCAAGGCCCATTCATTTGCAATAGCATTAGGGTAGAAGTCTGAATGAGCCCTCAGTTTTTGTTTTTTAGCACCACTTTCTATTAGTGTATTAATGCTGTGAAGTTTATCATGTTCATATCCATCTGGTATCCATTCATCACGACTGTAACTGTAATGTAACGTTGGCCTTACACCTCTCCAACTATCTATGATTCGCTTCACACGATCATCATCTGCTTGTATGTATTCTTCGTCACGTATCCAGTGATGGTGTATATCAAGAACAAGTGCCACATGTTTTTCCAATTTGAGACTTTCATCTAGTCCCCAACACATCTCATCATTCTCGATAGCAATAGTGTTACGAGCTTCAGGAGAAAGTTTAGGCAATATATCTATAATACCCTGATACCCTTGCTTACCAGATATATGTACATTACATTTAAAGTCCATAAACTCTTTACCAAAACCCATCCAACGTATCATGTTAGCATGATACTCAAACTCATCTATACTTCGTTCAACAACATCTGGTTTATCACTTGCTAATACACAAAATTGACCTGGATGAAAACTTACACGAACATCTTTTGCTCTGGCTAGTTCGCCTACTTTACTAAATCCTTTCTCTAGTTCTTTAATTACTGATTTGTCTTCAAATACATGTCTCCAAGTAGGCTCCGTTGCCATGGGTATTTGGTTGCTACCCAATCTAACCATACGCAAATTTTCAGGTAGTGTACTCACATACTCTACGAGGTTGTAGGCACTTTGCATATTGTGTTCAACACAATCTAGTAATTTCTGTTCTGCTTTATCAGGATTATTATTACACCACAGCCTTGTAGTAGACTTTTCAGTATACATCTGTTGTTTTTCTTTGAGAATTTTAGGTTTTTGTGTCTGATCTTCTTCCAGATACTTACAGCAAAAGCCTATTCGATTTATACTTTGATCAAACATTGTTTTTAAATATGTCCATTGCTTTTTGCAAAGAGTTAGAATCTGTTTCTTCCTGCATCACATCAAGTGTAGAAGCATTCAAACTCTTTATAATAGTATAATTTAATTGTAACAAATTGTCAAACTCTAATTTCACAGGTTCCCTATCCCAATCTGCAATAGTCATACCATCTTCTGATATGTAGACTTTATGTACAGAGTACTGTACTTTGCCCTTATTGGTTGTCTTAAAGATTCTGAATTGTTCTTCCATACTGGAAGTATAACACAAAAGCCAAAATAGTCAAGAACAGATAAATACTATTTGTAATTACAATCTAATCTCTGGAGATTTAAATGGCTACAGTTAAAAAATATAATCTAGCAGGTGTTGGCGCCAATGTGGAACTTGGAAAACAAGGTTCATACATTGCCGGTAATGCCAGTGCAATCGGTTTTTACACGTCCGGTGATGCTTTACAAAAGATAGCAGTTGCAAATGCTACAGTTAGCACACAGGCCGTTACAAAAGCTCAGTTAGATGGTGCTGAAGCAAACTTATTACAACACGTTACAGTAGATGTTGACTATAATTCAGGTTCTGCCAACATTGCCAGTATTACATCAGGTTCAAGGATAGTGAGTGTCACAGTTGATGTTCCTAGTCCTTGGTCAAGTGGTGGTGCAGGTGATTATGTGGAAGTTGGAGACTCAGGAAACTCTAGCAGATTTATAAGATCTGGTGACGTTGATGTAACTAAAGCGGCTCAATATCATTCACAATATCAATATGAATATACTTCAGACGGTGTATTAAGTTACAATGTGGTTAACGGTGCCGCAAGTGCCGGTAATGCCACCATTAGTATAGTATTAGCAAGTGATAGTGTTACAGTAACAGATTACGGTACAATTAGTCAATCACAAAATAGTAACAGTGATCTTGGTAACATCAGTTAATAGGAGTATAACATGGTAGACTCAGTAAAAAACTACGGTATAGCAGGAGTAGGTGCTAACGTTCAACTTGGTAAAAGTGGTGTAACTATTGTTGGTAGCAATAGTGATCAGATCAGTTTTACAAACTCAAGTGATCAATTAGTAAATGTTAATCTTGCTGACGGAACTGATGCCACCCATGCCGCAACTAAAAGTCAATTTGACGGAATAGTTGACCCTAAAATACAATACGTTGATACCACAGTTAGTTATAACAGTGGTAATGTTTCAGTAGGAACTAGTTCATCAAACACATGGATACATAGTGTGGTTGTTGAAAAAGACGCAGGTAACTGGACAGATTATGATTCATCCACAGAAATTACTGTGGGTGACTCAGGTGAAGTTGACAGACTTTTTGCAGGATTTGATCCGTCAGGAAGTCAAGTTAAAATTGAACCCAAGCATAACTATACCAGTACCACTGGAATTGTAATTTATGTTACACAGGGTGGAGCAAGTGCCGGAAGTGCCACAGTAAGAATTTGGTACTCAGGCGAAATAGCATAATAGGTATTATGAAGATAGACAGTATTATCACAGAAAAGAAATCTAGAAAGAAATCTAAACAGGTTAAGGCGTCTGACAAGGCGCCTAAACTTATCAAGCCTAACACAGGTCATGAGTCACCACACCCTATGCAGGGTAAAATGGTAGGTGAAAATAATCAACTTAGAGAATTATTTTTTAAATTTGCAAATGATACTAGTGTAAATTTAACAGAAGAAGAATTACAAATAATAAAAGAAGCACCAGGCGACATTAGAAAGTTTTTAACCATTTTAGGATTAATGGGTGGTTTAGCATTTGGTGTTGGCAAGGCCATGGATGCTACAAGTTTTAAACAATCAGAATTAGGTAAAGAACTAGCAATGGCGGCTCAACAAGGAGATATGGTTGCCGCATATCATTTAGAAAATTTAGATTTGTATGCTGATCAAGATATGATGAGAACAATACAAAATTTAAAAATTGCATATATCGACGATGCTAATAGAGAAGATGTAAATACATTTTTATCAGATCCTAAAAGATTTCCAGGCCTTAAAAAAATAAAAAATGAATCCAAAATAGATGAGGCACCATATTCTGCAGATAAGATAACATTGCTAAAAGCAGTAATAGATGAAATAGAAGACAAAGCACAGGACGAGGACGGAATAAAGTTTTTAAAAAAACTTGCACAATTAGTAGGCAAAAGGATTTATAAAAGAGATAATGGTAAATTAGCATTAGAAAGTCCTATTCCATTTAACAAATGTCCCAAATGTGGTGGTGACATAGTACACGAATCACAACTCAATGAAAAACAGGATGCCTGTTATCACAAAGTAAAATCCAGATACAAAGTATGGCCCAGTGCCTACGCCAGTGGAGCCTTAGTCAAGTGCCGTAAAGTAGGTGCTAAGAATTGGGGCAAAAGCAAGGGTAAGTAAATATGCTTATCAAAGAAATCACAACAGGAAATTTTGGTGCCTCAAAGAAGCCTTTGTTCTCGCCACAGAGAAGTCAAAAAGCATATGAAGAATGGTTAAACGGTGCCGCAGTGGATACAGATATTGAGATAATAGGTAACGACAATCAACTGTACTACATACGTCAAAACACTGATGGTGACAGCCAACACTTTAAGGAAGACTATTGGTACCTCACTGATGCTAAATATAATCCTGTAGATTTTGAAGGGTATGAAGACCCAGAAGATCTATTATTCAGTCATAGTGCTACAGGATACGAGCCTAAAGACCCAGATCAAATGGACGAAAACTTTCCAATACCACCAACTAATGATAAGTTATTGCAAAAAATTAGGGACTGGCAAATAAGAGGTACTGCTACTGGCGATAGTGAATTATTTAGTATGTGTCATAATTATTTGATGGATCCAGATAAACCTATGGCAGGAAAATTAGAAGCATTACAAAAAATAGATCTTGCAATGGATATGGATTCATCTGAAACTCCTACAGAAAAAGATGTTTATGATTATATAAGAGGCTCAGGAGTGGATATGCCATTCAATCCACTAGTTGGTGAAAATTTAAGAGCTTGGTTTGGCAAAGGCAAAAAAGGTGGTGCTGGAGGCGGAGGCTGGGACCGTTATAATACCAAAGGTGAAAGAATTGGTAAATGTGGTGACAGCAAAAAAGGTGAAGGTAAACCTAAATGTTTAAGCAAATCAAGAGCGGCAAGTTTAAGAGCCAAAGGTGGTAAGAAAGCAATAGCGGCCGCAGTAAGAAAGAAAAGACGTGAAGACCCTAATAAAAACAGAAAGGGTAAGGCTAAGAACGTTAGCAATACTACTCGCAAGAGTTAAATAATAGGAGTAACAAATGCCAGATATAAATTTTCCAAATAGTCCAAGTGGCGGAGATACATACACTTTCAACAATATAGTATTCAGTTATGATGGTGAGAAATGGACAGCAAAAGGAAAAGTCACAACATCTGTAACAAACGGATTAGTAATAGAAGATGGTGTAAAAGAAAGATATAGTTCGCTTACAGGTGCTACTGGTGTTGTTGCACACGATTGTGATAATGGACATATATTTTATCACACTAGCATCAGTACTAACTTTACTGCTAATTTTACAAACTTATCGCTTTCCGATAACTATAGCACTAACCTTACATTGATTTTAAATCAAGGTGCTACAGCATATATTCCAAGTGCTTTACAAATAGCCGGTTCGGCACAAACAATAAATTGGCAAGGAGGCTCAGCACCAACTGGAACTGCTAACGGCGTAGATACTGTTTCATTTACCATACTCAGAGTAAGTGGTACCTATGTGGTACTTGGACAACTGGTTGACTTTACATAATGCCTTTCGTTAGTTCAACATCAGGATCACTATCAGCAGGACGTAGATCAACTGCTTTCTTAGAATACAACAACGGCCCAATATGTAATGTCAGTGGCGACGGCAGTGACTTCTTTAAACGTGATGTTACCGTTAACGGTGTGAGAATAATGGGTGCCGGCGGTGTCGGTGGCCAAACAGCAGTACCAGATGCGTGGTTAGAAAAAGTTGCTCGTATGTTTGAATTGTTTATGGATCGAAAAGGCACAGGCATAAATCAAACAAAACAGAGAAGAATGGTTAAAACATTACGAGGTGATACAGGAACCTATCACGCAGGATTACCTACACTACAAAGAGTAGCCAGAGGTGCCGGCTCAGACTACAGTACAAATTTCTTAACTGACTCGGGCATTACGTTTTGGAATCTGACAGACTTGTTTGATAATACCGTTCAAAACGATATGGTGTGGTATTTAAATTCAACAGGCGATGGATATGGCGATGGCGATGCAGATGCACAAGAAGTCATTGAACACGTCTTCCACACAATTCATATGCACGGTTTACCTGCAGACGATATTAAATTATACAATTACTTGGCAAGTGATTGGGCCAGCGGTGATTTGTATGCGGCAATGGAAGAAGCATACGATGACGGCTATTGGGATTCATCAGGCTATGGTGGAAATACTTGGAAAACCGATTCAGACGCATTTGAAGTAGCCGCAAAAGAATATTTGTTCTTGCTTAACTTCTGTATGTTTGACTACTCCAGTTTGTGGGACGGTGGAAGCCTTTCTCCGGAATGGAGTGATTCAATGCGTACACCATCAGGCATTCAAACAAATAATCCATTAGGTTATGCATTTTTTAACACATGGATGGCACCAGTTATCAGTAAGCCATCGCTTACTACTATCAGAAGCATATTCCAGGATGGCAATACACCAGAACAAGATGATCCTAGTCTATCAGGTTCATCAGGTTATGTTTCCCTAGGAGTATGTCCTTAATAAATATAATATATAAAATAGGAGAATATTATGGACTTTATAAAAGCAAGACTAAAAGAAAGAACCAGTTGGGACGGTGGTGTCCTAATTGTTGGCGGTATCTTAATGATACTTACCCCTGTAAATCTTATTGCATATGGCATGATTGCCTACGGTGCATGGACTATCTGGAAAAAAGAGGACTAATATATGTTTTTTGGAAAAGATAAAGGATTAAATCGCGAATCAGTTTATGAACAATTAAAAATCGACGAAGGTGTGGTGTATGAAGTTTACCATGATCACTTAGGCCTTCCTACATTTGGTGTTGGACATTTAGTTTTGGAATCTGACCCTGAATACGGTAAACCTTTGGGTACTCCAGTTGATGAAGACAGAGTTAAAGACTGTTTTGAAAAAGACCTGGATACTGCTATTTCCGAATGCAAAATTTTATATACACAATTTGAAGATTGGCCTGGGGAAGTTCAAGAGATTCTTGTGAACATGATGTTCAACATGGGACGAACCAGGCTCTCAGGTTTTAAAAATTTCAAGAAGGCATTAGAAGCCCAAGATTGGAAAAAAGCAGGCATTGAGGGCCGAGATAGCAAATGGTACAGACAAGTGACAAATCGAGCAGAGAGACTGATGTCGAGACTCGAGAACGTAAAATAGATCTCGCCTTATACAAACTAAAACACCCTATATACAGGGCAAAATTCTGGTGCAGTGAACGAAAAGATTTTTTTAATTATATTGATTGGTTATACAAGTAAAAACATGTTTTTAACTAAATAATCACATAATAATTAGGAGACACACATGCCAGTAAAATTTAAACCAAGCCAAATAACTATGGTTAAAGGCCAAGGTAAAGTAACAAATCATTTTTATATAAAAAATACACCTAAAGAAGAGTTAATAGAATATATTAACAAAGGTCAAAAACCTAAAGTTAAACAAAAATGTTTAAATGAACTCACAAGACGTGGTATAGAAATTGTTTGGAAGAAAAAAGAACTAGATATCTAAATTTGATAAATAGTTATATGAAATTAAATAACTTTTTTGAAAACATTAATACTAAAACTGGTTCAGGGTTTCAAGAGCCTAGTGAGTCAGGTTGTTTAGGCAAACAAATCAAAAAAGGCAAAGCCAAAAAATCAGAATCTAAATTAAACGAATATAAGTATTACATAGTCAAAGGCCCTAAAGGGTTTAAGGAAAAAATACTTGCCTCTCACGAAAATGATGCTAAAACCAAAGCAAGACACTTAGCATACCGTCAGGGTAAAGCAAGTGCTGGTGCTAGTAGGTTCAGTGGTACATCAGACAGTGACTTTGAGATTGTGGAAAGTATAATGGTAGAAGCCATCAGTGTAAGTGATGATATGATTGGTTCTCCAGACAACTTTTATGATGCTGAAGAAAGACAAGAAGCACACGATGAATTACTTGATGCGTTAGACGATTGTCGTGCTAGTCACGAAAAATCAGATGTTATGCAAGGCGTATGTCCTAATTGTTCAGGCACAGGATATCAAGATGCCGAATACCCAGAATATGACGATGATGGCGAAGAGATAGAAGACTCTGCTTTCGAATGTGATGGTTGGGGAATGTACGGATGTGACGAAGGTGAAATGGTTGGTGCTAGTTGGGTAGATATTATTAGACACGACGAGCGTAAAGCAGAAAAACAGAAGTCGCAAGACAATTATCCTGGTGATGAAGCAGTAATTGATCAGATCTCTAGAGCTGTTAAACAAATGGACGATCCCAGACAAATGTATCAGTATATGAAAGCAGATTATCCATTTATGGGTGTTGCTCAAAGAAGTGATCTAATTGCTAAAGGTATGAAAAAAGCAGGACTTACAAGTGAGAGCATAAACGAAGGCGAAGAAAGAAGTATTATCGCTAATGGTTGTGTTGAAAAACTACTAGATATGTTTTTAAATAGTGAAGACGAATTTGAAAGCATAGATGCTTTGGAAACTGCTATTTATAATGCATTAGAAAGATTAGATGTTGAAGATTGTGTAAACTCAAATATGGTACACGGTGGTCAACGTATAGGCGACTTTGCTAGTGGCAGTGTATTAGATGTTATAGATAGCAGTAGTGTTATAGATGATGTTATGGCACAATTAGACACATCACAAATAGAAGCAAAAGATGGTGTTGTTGAAGATAAAGATAAAGACAGTAATGAAGCAATGGTTTCCAAAATGCTTGCCAAAGCATTGGGAGATGAAAATCGTTGGTCAGAAATGACACCACATGAACTTTATGCTGAATTAGAAAGTGAAAAACCAGAAATTGCTGATGTAATTAAACTAACTGCCAAGATGATTTATGATGTAAGACTTGCAGAAAATACTAAAGATCCAGGCTTTGGTGGTACTAAGTCATACGAAGAAATTACATTAGATGAAGATCAAGACTTTACAGAAGAGTTTGGTATATTAGGCTACAGCATAGACGAAGAAAATACATTTGAAGCAGAATATCAAGGTCGTAAAGTAAAACTAAACAAGCCTATGCGTGGTGATGTTAAAAAGTTTAAAGTGTATGTAAAAGATCCTAAAACAGGAAATGTTAAAAAAGTAAACTTTGGGCATGGCGGAACATCAGCAAAACGTAAAACAATGCGTATCAGAAAGAGCAATCCTAAAGCCAGAAAGAGTTTCAGAGCAAGACATAATTGCGATAATCCAGGACCAAAGACAAAAGCACGTTATTGGTCTTGCCGAAAGTGGTAGTCATCACAACATAAATTAAATAAGTATATGTATGAAAATTTTAATTGTTGGCTCAATGCGAACTGGAGGTCACTATCTTGGAAAAAGACTATCTAAAAAGCATAACTTATACTATTTAGGTGAGATATTAAATACTTTTACTCATAATAAATTACTTAAAAATGGTTCCTTAGATGATGTAGAAACTAAAATTTGGCTTGATATTTATTTTAATAAATTTAATACTAAAATCTGCCTAGAGGATACATATTTAGAAAAATTAAATCATTATATTTTTAGTGAGCTGGTTGCAGAATTTTGGTTAAAAGTTTTAGAAAGACAAGAAAACTATGTAATTAAAATTATAGCAGACTCATTACATATAAATGAATCTGCAAGTATTAGTTTTTTATGTAAATATGCAAAACTTGTAGATAAAATTTACTATACTCAAAGACTAAATTTAATGGATCAAGTAGTTAGTTTAAGTGTTGCAAGAAAAAGTGGCGACTGGATGGAAAACCGTGACACATTTGATAAACAATTATCTGATGATGAATTAACTAATGCATACGAACTTTTAATAAAACAATATAGAATATTAAATAACTTATATTCACAATATCCTGGAGAAGTTATTACATTAGAAAAACAGTTAGAACAAAAACCATATCCTAATAAATTTATATATAAGGGCGATTGGGTATTGCCTAAAAAATTTCCATTAATAAATGAACAAACATATTAAAAAAATAGATAAAATTGAATCTAATCTGTTATGGGAACCTATTGATAAATTTCTATCATTTTATAATTTATGGGAAGAACACCAATTAAGTATAACAAATACTGATGGTAGTAATGATTGGCAATGCAGTATAGGTAAAAAAGCAAAATTAAAATACAGCGAAAGAATGTACTCTGAGGTATTAGAGTTTTTTAAAGGTTCTACAGTTGAAGATGTAATTAAAAAGTATAATAAGTTTTATAGATGGCGTTTAATGAAAGTAGAACCACGATCAACGTATACTATACACAAAGATAGCGATACAGATAGCCTATTAAACATACGATTGCATATACCATTAAAAACAAATAAGCAAAGTTATCTTACGTTTTTTGATGATAACGATTGTAATGGTTCAACGTTTTATCATTTACAGGCAGATAATGTTTATGAATTAAACACATCAGGTTATCATACAGCAATAAATTTTGGTTTAGAACCCAGATGGCATCTAGTAGGAGTCAAATATGAAAATAGCAATTACTGGTCATAGTAAAGGAATAGGCAAAGCAATATTTAATTATTGCGTTGACAAAGGCCATACCTGTGTTGGTTACAGTAGATCTAACGGATTTAATATAAACGATCATTATAATCTAATTGCTAGGGAAAGCAAAAAGTGTGACGTATTTATAAACAATGCTTTTGATTTTGGCGGCCAAATTAATATGTTTAAATCTATATTTAATATATGGAAAGATAACAGTGAAAAAACTATAGTAAATATAGGCAGTAGAACAAAATACTATCCTGTTGGTGGTACAAGAAGTCCAGACTATACTCGCGAAAAACGTGCATTAAACGACGAAGTAAACAGAGCACTTCTATATAGCGATAAAAAATGTAGAATTATTAACATTAATCCAGGTTACGTTGAAACTGAAATGATATCAGATATACCTGATATAGAAAATAAAAATAAACTCACAGCAGATGAATGTGCTAAGAATATTATGTGGGCAGTAGATCAGCCACAACATATAGAGATTGGAGAATTAAGTATATGGACTCCATTCTGATAAATAGTACATATGAAGAAGGTTATTATATATCCAGGACGTTTCCAGCCTATGCTGGCTCATCATGCCACAGTTTTTAACAAACTTGTAGCAGATAATCCTGATGCTGATGTTTATATAACCTCATCAGACAAAACAGAACCTGGTAAATCACCATTTAACTTCAAAGAAAAACAACTGATTGCAACCGCTCAGGGTGTAGACCCAAACAGAATGTTACAGGTAAGACGTAATTATCACCCTGATGATTTAGCACCTTACATAGAAGACCCAGATAATACAGCAGTTTTCTTTGCTGTGGGTGAAAAAGATATGGAAAATGACCCCAGATTTAAGTTTAATAACATGGATAAGAAAACTGGGCTAAGTATTAAACCAAACGGTGATCCATATTACTTTCAGAAGATAAATACATATAGAACAAATCCAAAATCCATGATGGACAGAGGATACATACAGGTCGTTGGAACAGAACGAGACGACGAAAAAAACGAAATATTGAGTGCTAGTGCATTCAGAAAACAGTTTTTAGACGCATCTGATAAAGAGAGTGCTAAAAAAGTATTTAACAGATACTTCAAACAATATAACGAATCTGTTTTTGAATTAGTTTATAAAAATATAGTAGGTGAAAAAATGAACGAAGATTTAAACACAATTTTAAAATTAGCAGGATTAGATATCCGCGAAGATGCTCCAGTAGAGTTTGATACTCCTTTAAGTATTAAGGATATTAAATTTGCTCCAGTCACAAAAAGCTCAGCAACGATGAGTATAGCAAACAGATTCCCAGAAGGATCAGATGCAAATGACCCTGAAGTTAAAAAAGAACAATTTGTCCAAGCATTACTTAAATCTCCTGCAAACCTACTAGCAGAAATTAATGAAAGAATAATGCCAGACGAAAATGGGCTATCAATAAGTGAAAAATTAAACAAATTGATAGACAAAATGCCTGAAAATGGTTTAGCAGGAATGAAGGATGAGGACAAACAATTTACCTTAAAACTTGTTAAAAAGGCTATATCAGATATGGATTTAGAAGCAGGTGATGATAGTAAATATGAACCTGAAGAAGATGATTTTGAAAAAGAAAGTTTAGACTTATCAGATATAAAATCAGACTACGGCGTTGAAGAAGGAACTAAAAAAGGTCCTAAAGGCATGATTGTATATGATAATGGCGAACCTCTAAGTTTATCAGATTGGAGACATGAAAATAAAAAAGAAGGTGGCGATACTTGGAAAGACGAAGAAGCAAGTGAACATGCATATAGAAAATATCTTAAAACACTAGGCGAAAAAGAAATTGCAGAAGGCGGTAATGCTTTTGATATAGCAATGACTGATGCTGAACAAGGTATAATGGATTGTGATGATGAAAAAGAATGCTTGGAACTTTTAAATGGCATGAAAACAAATATCACAGACGATGCTGATGAAATGATGGCCGATGATGTTATTCAAAGTTACATAGAGATGATTGAAAAATTTGGTTTAGAAAAAATGAAAGCCAAAATAGATTCAGAAACTAATGCTCCAGAGCCTGCAGATGAAATGAGTGAAGCAGAAGCAGAGCAAGATCCTAAAGATCCAAGAGATGCCGAAACTGGAATCACTGGTATGCTAGATCCTGAAGATGAAGAAGATGCTAAAGTAGACCAATCTGTTTATAACAGAATGAGACAAGACATTGGTGGTAAAGATGCCGCATCAATTATGCAAAAAGCATTAGATACTGCCGCAGGTGATAGCAATATGGCTCCTTACTTACAAAAAGTAATGCAACCTTTAATGACTAAAGTTAAAGACATGATGAGCCATAGAAAATATGCAGATAAACTTCATCAAATTATGGTACAATTTGATAATGAAATGGGACAACAAAATCCTGTAATGGCATCTAAAGAGTATGATGAAAGTTTTGACATTGATGCAGAACAAAGTCGTGAAGAAGAGGCATACAATGAATTAATGGATGCTTATGCAAAAGGTGGCGAAGAAGCATACGCAGAAGCATGTGGTTTATCAATGGAAGAACTTGATCAAGAAATGAGTGAGATTAGCAGAGACCTAAACTTGCACATGGATGATGACAGAGATGAAATACTTCAAAGACATGCTGAAGATACCGTAGACAATGCAGATTGGAAAGACCATGGTGAACCTGAAGTAGACGAAGATATTCAAAGAATGCGAGACCTAGCAGGTATTAAAGAAAAAGAACAAACAGAGCCTTGCCCTAAGTGTGGAAAGGAAAGAATAGTGCTTAAAGCATGTTCAGGATGTGGATGTAGTTAAGATGAACGAAATAGCAAGATTACAACAATTAGCAGGTATAGTATCAGAAGGTGACGGTGAGCCTGGAGTAGATTACAGATCAGACACCGGTGAAGGCGAAACTAAAAAAGTTGCTGTTGGTCATATAGATAACGAAAGAGGCATGATATCTAAAGAATTATACCTTATTGGTAAAAATGCTATAGAACTTCACAAAATGTTAAAAGACTTGCCTGACTCAGATTTCCCACACTGGTGGCAAGCCAAAGTGGTTAAAGCTCATGAGTATTTGGAAGGTGCTAAAAATTATCTAGAAGCAGAACTTAAAGAACCTGAATCAGATCCTATTCCAAGTGACGACATGATGTCAAATGACGACCCTAGTGGCGTTAGTTAATATCTTTTACTAACTCTGCACCCATTTCAGGCCAAAACCTACCAGCTCTAGGACCACCATTACCTTTTCCGTCAGACTCACCTGGTATCTTTACCCATAAAAAGGCATCGCATTTAGGCTCTCCTGTATCGCAACTAGGAACTTTACCTACATGTCTACCAGGAGGATTGCACCAGTCATTACCATGTGGACCATTGCCATTACGGCTGGTGTCTATAATAAAATGCCAGTCTTCGTTGTATTCACACACCTTTAAAGCCCATTTCATGCTCTCTTCTGTGCTTCTGTAATTACTTACATTAACACTAAACCCTCTTATACCTGCGTTAGATACACTAGAAATTAGCTCTGATGCTTGTTCTGGACTAAGCCAATTACTGTGACCTATGTCTACATATACATAAGCATCACTCTCTTCTGCCATAATATCTAGTCCTGCCTTAATAAGATTTACACGATACTCAGCATCTTTTTTATCCATTAAAGTAGTATGTGGTAATGCATCTGGTTCAAATATAACTATTGGTTTATGCCCTTTAATACCAGCACAAAACTCTTGTAAGAACAATAAGTATTCAGTTGCGTCAGAGGCTCCTCCTTTGCTGTAATGCCCTAAGTCTCTGTTAGGTAAGTTGTATATTACAAAGTAAGGTAGTTTGGGTGCTGTACGATTAAATAGTCTTTTTAGGCTTTTTTTTAATTTTGCGTAGGCATTTTTATTACGTTTAGCACCATACCAAAATGCTACAGGTTGTTCAAATATTTTGGCTACTTCTGGGTGGGTAAGTCTGTGATCTTTAACTCTGTCAAAATCATTTACCCAAAAAGGATAATCAAGCATTTTTAATTTGTCTTTCTAATTTCTTAAAAAACTTCTCTCTCTTTTTAAATGCTCTTTGTAATTTTAAATCGCTCACTTTGTCTATAAATAAATCACCATATAAATGATCAAATTCATGTTGGAAACATCTGGCATCTCTGCCGTCCATCCAGGTCTCCACCTGTGTTTCACCATCTGATTTATAATATTTCACTTTGATTTTTTCTGGTCTGATTACATCTAAATATAACATAGGGAAACTTAAACAACCTTCTTCATATCTACAAGTTTCTTCACTGTACTCTAATATCTCAGGCCTATATACACCTATGTCTCCTAAATGCTCATGATTCATAACAAACATATTATAACTGTAACCTATCTGTGGAGCGGCTAAACCTATACCAAACTTATCATGCATCAGTTGTAGCATTTCTTTTTCCTTTTCTTGCCAATCTATATCTGTTCCAAAAGGATCAATATTTGCTCTAGTATGAAGTGCTTGATGTTTGGGCTCTACTAACTCGCATACCCATTCTTCTGTGAGTGATGTAGTAATTACATCAGTTGTCATGTAGTTATTATAAGGATTATAAGTACTCATATCTATATTTATCAAGTTCTCCGCAGTATTTCTACTGCGGAGTGATTGGGTATTGAAGTATTAGGAGAACAACATGCCCAATTTAAACTTTTATCTACCTTGTCCTCTATATTTCTTATGTGACCTTTTTTTGTGCTTGTTCATTGTAGATAAAGAAATCTTTGTGCTTCTTCCTCTACCGCCTTGTCCAGTAGAACTAGCCTTTCTTGTTGGTGTTATTGTTGTTTTATTATATATTTTTGCCATCTATCCAGTATGTTTTAAAAATGTTATCTTCCATTAAATATGCTTCTTTCTCCCAGGGTTGTTTGAAATAGGGAGTGTTAGCATAATCTTTTTTAAACTTCTTCCATTTACTAAGTGTAGGATGAAGTTCACCTTTTAAAAATTGTTTAGCATGAACAAGTTCATGAGCCAAGTTTAACATCATTTCGTCTAATGTAAACTTTTTTCTGCCACTTTGTCTGGCTAACTCAATTTCTACTTCGTTTTTATCGCCCCAACAAAGTGCATAATTTTTTTCATCACACTCTGTTAAGACTGTTAAGTCAATGTCCACAGTTCGTCTTAATCTGGGCATCATTCCTATTAGAGCTGTTTCAATATACTCTATAATTTTTTTCTTTTTAGCAATTCTGCCTTTAATATTAACTCTGATCATTTTATTTTCCTAATATATTTATAAAAGAAAAATGGTGGGTCTTGCAGGATTCGAACTTGCGACCCCCTCGGTGTAAACGAGGTGCTCTAACCAACTGAGCTAAAGACCCACTGGCGATCTGGAAGGGACTCGAACCCTCGACCTCCGCCGTGACAGGGCGGCGTTCTAACCAATCTGAACTACCAGACCTGGTACCGCATAGGAGGATCGAACTCCTGTTGCCGAGATGAAAACCCGGTGTCCTAACCACTAGACGAATGCGGCAAA